GGTGTTGAAGAACTCGCCGCCCGGTGGGTGGTCGTTCGCAGCGGGCGAGCCGTACCACTTCGGCGCCGACTCAGCCAGGGTGGCTTCCGAGCGGTAAACGCGGATAACGTCGTTAGGGTCGCGGTCATTGTACATGCGCGGCTGAAAATTCGCCGCTGCGTACTCGGTAACGCCTGCAACGGAAAGCGCGCAGTCACGAATAAGCATGTAGCCATGCTCAGTCATGGTGCGCTTGCTCTCTTTAGCTGACATTGACCGGTCGGTAACTTGGAATTCCATAACGCATCCTCTGTGTACTGTTGGCGATTATAACAGCGTAAAGTAGCCCCCAAGTCAGGGGCGCAACTGTATTAGGCTATTGTATAATGCGGTCAATCTCAATAATGGGTTCAGCCACGCAGCGGCAGTTGTAATCGTCGCCAGGGTTGCCAATGTCGTCTTTTTCAGGGTCGAGCAGTACGGTGCCGTCCTCAAGCGTCTGCCCTACAAATTCAGGCGCCCATGCATAGCACTTGCCGTTGCGTTCTTTGTGACTTTCCCGTACAGCGTTATCGCCAATGGTGCGCCAACGGTAGCCGCGAATCCCTGCTGCCATTTGGCGCTGGCGGCTGATGTCGCCGTTGAGCTTGGCCGTCTGGTCACGCGCAATGAATCGGGCCTTGTTCTGCGTAACCGGGTAGACTTCCTGAATCTGCGCAATCAGGCTTTTGCCCGTGCGGCCTTTAGTGCCCTCCTGTGTAATAATCATCTGAACCTTATCCAGATAACTACTAGGGATGGACTTAATCAGCTGTACGTTGGCGGCAATACCCGCGTCAACAACATCCGCAATCCCTTCGTTGCGTAAAATCTTGACAAGGTCAACGCCCATGGCATTGCCAACGATCTTCTCAATGTTGGCCTGGGTCTTCTTGTCGACTTTGCCAACAAACTGCGAAGCCAGTGCGCGGGCAGTTACGTCGGCAAAACTCCATTGCTTGCGCAGCTTGTCCAGGCCCCGCATCAGGTCGTCAATGAAGCCGTCTTGGTTCTTGAACCATTTCGAATCAACGTTTACGATTTCGTCCGAATCATGGCGCAACAGGGGGAACAGCGTTTGCTCAATGGCGTTGTGTAGGCCATCGACGTGCGCTTGCAGCTGCGCGTTGTACCAGTTTTCCTCTTCAACTGGCGGGTGTACGCCGGGCGCAAAATAAACACCCACGCGGCGGGCGCGGGCCTCCCTTAACTTTTGAGTTTTGGATAGCGGGGAAACCCGGCCCCGGATCTTGCCAGCCATAGTCAAAGGTCCAGGCGGTCGTCAGCGGGTTTGGCGGCTGGATCTTGCGCCACTGGGTCAGGCTGCGCCAGGGCAAGCAGTTCCTCGGCTTTGTTGGCTTCTGCTACTGCCTTCTCCAATTCCGCCAGATATTCCGGCGTGATGTTGGTGTAGGTGCCGTCCTCATACAGCTGCTGTGCAACGATGTATTCGTCTACTACACCAGCGGCCAAGTAAGCTGCATCGCGTACAGAGCGGGCCTGTTCAGCGGTGGCTTTATCGGTTGCGCTTTCCTGTGCCAGCGGCAGCCACTTGTAGCCCCAATCCTTAACTTCGGAGCCCCACAACGACCGCTGAATGATTTTGTCCAGTACGCGTAGGTTCGGGTCGAAGTCGGTCGATTGATCTTGCTCAACGGTGTCGTGATAGTTGTTCATATCACCTTCACCCGTGTTGTTCAGGCCACTTGCCGCCACGCCGTACAAACGCGTCACGGGGATGCGCGCTGCACCTGAAGTTTCACCCTTGAACTCTTTCAACAGGTCGCTCAACCCGCTAAACGTTTGCGTGTGCTGCTCAAAACTTTCGTCTTCATCCAGCAGCATTGTGTTGTTGACGGACTTAAGCAGCTTGGCCAGTGCAAAGCGGGTTTGAATTTTCTCTTCACCCCCTGGTTGCAGCAGGAAGTTGGTCAGGCCCTTATACTTGATAACGTCAACAGACGCTTCAGTTACAAGGCTGCCCGCTGCCCCCATAGCCATGTCCTTGTTAATCAGGGCTTCCATAACCCGGCGCAGTACCGAAGCGCCCCAATACGGGTGAAAGCCGCGTTGCTTCTGGTAGAAGGGCAGTTTCAAGCCAATGAACGGCAGCACGCGGGAGCGGTGGATTTTGAACGTGCTAGCGTTTGCCAGCGTGTAGTATTCCGGCTCGCCAAAAAACGGTTTGGTTGGGTCCAACTGCGTCCAATCCGGCAGCGCTTGCAGGCGGGTGCAGTCAATGACGGTAAGGTGGGTCAGGCAGCCCTTGCCCAGCCGGTTAATGTCCAACGGCTCATCAGCTGCGCCCGCTTGCCCTTCGTCCAGGCCAATGATGATGCCTGCACCGCCGTAGAGCCGCGCCCACTTCATAGCCTCATTGAACTTGCCGGAAACGTCCAGGTCAGTTTCCAACTGTATGAACTCTTCAAGCTTGGCCGGTTTGGCCTGGGAAGCGTCGAACGAACGCCACTTGCGCGTCATGTCGTCAGGCACCGAATCAACGATAGCCCCAGCTACCCAGTTTTCAACGTACAACGCCTCAAGGGTGCGGTCGTCAAGCTGGTACTGCTCAACATACGTTGTATGCATGCGGCGGTCGCTGCCGGTGCCCATGTTAGCCACGAAGTTCTGCAGCGCGTCAAGCTGCTTAAAGAACTCGCCAGCGGGGGGCAGGGCGGTGGTACGTTTTGGCCCGCTAATGTTGACTACTTTGGCGCTCATCTGCCATTTCTCCCGAACTGGTCATAGAAATTGGAACGGTTAATTAACATGTCCTTGATAGCCATCAAAGTTACGTCAATTTGGTCGTCGTGTGCGTGGGTCATAAGTGGCGTGAACGCTGCAAACTCATGCAGGTACTCGGCAATGTAAGGGGCGTCAACCGGAATATGCACGTTGCCCGCTGCAATCTGCGGAATGCAACCGATAGCCTCAAACACCTTGTCGGTGTTCTTCTGGACGGCTTCCACCGGAATGAAGCTCTTTTTCTGCAGGTCTTGGATCAAGCTAGAACCGCTAGACTTGTCCTCAATCTTCATGCCGCGTGCGCCGACAAAGTTGTTATCAACCGTGGCGTCCTTGTGCTTGGACCAAAACGCAATAGCCTGCGCCTTGAGGTCGGGGGCTTCCCATTTGCCCCGCACTTGGTCAAGCAGGAAAACACCTTTGGACGGGCTGAAACCCCAGCATTGGAACACGGTGTAGTCGTTGTGTTCTGCCGTCTTCTGCGCAGTATCCGCGTAAATCCACTTAAACAGAATATCGATTGGCAGGCCAGGGTATTCGCCGTTGTGCTGCTCCGGGTGCATGGCGTAGTAGGACCACCATTTTGCCTTGAACATGCCGCCGCCAAGCGGGGAGGGGCGCTGGCCGTATTGCGAAGCGTAGGTGTACGGGTCCGACTCTTTAAGGTGTTGCAGCTGCTCAGTGGTGTGCTTGAACGGCCAAATGGCGCCGGGCTCGAAACCGTGCTCAATCGGTATGCCGTGCGTGTAGTCTATCGGGTAAACTTCGGGCTTTTCTTCAATCAGCGCGGGGAGGCAAAGGTGGTGCCACTTGTCGCCGCTGCCGCCTTTGAGCAGAAAGCCGCACAAGTCCTCTTCATGCAGCCGCTGCATGATTACGATAATCGGAACTTCTTCAACGGCTAGACGCGATTTGATGGTGTTGTTGAAGCGGTTGTTGATCCTGCGCCGCTTGGCAGCCGAGTACGCATCATCAGGCTTGATAGGGTCATCGATAATCAAGGCCCCGGTGAACTCGCCCTTGCGCATACGCCCGGCCCGGAAGCCTGTGATGGAGCCGCCGCTTGCCGCCGCCAGCATACCGCCGCCCTGGTCGGTGAACCAACGTTTCTTGGCGCTAACGTCCTCCCGTACAGCCATGGGGAACAGTTCTTGGAATTCCGGCAGCGATATTTGGTCACGAATGACTTGTGAGTTTACAAGCGCAAGGTCGTCAGAGTAGGAGGCGTGGATGAACTTGGCTTGGGGGTTGATGGCCAAGCCCCGGCTGATGAAGTTTATCACCGCCTTCTCTGTTTTGGTGTAGCCCGGCGAAATGTTGATGATAAGCCGTGTTATCTCGCCATTGAGTACGCGCTGAAGCGTTTCGTCAATCAGTTCGTGGTGTTTATTGGCAATCCAGCGGGCGGCTTCGCGGGTCTTGAAGAAATACCGGTCGAAGGCGTTGCCGTCGCGCTTGAGGTACTCCTTGAGAATGCGCTTAAACTGCAACGCCAGCGCGGGTGGCAGTTCGTCCAGGGGCTTGCCCTTGATATCCTCAAAACTGGTCATGAAACCACGCCTCGAACAAATCAAGTTCGTCGGCTTCCAGCGGCGTTACCGCTGCATGGGCGCCATGTTCGCTGATTTCAAGCGATTTACGCTTAGCGTGCATGTACTCCGCAATGGTTCTGGCGGCAGCGGTGGACAAGCCAAGCGGCACTGGCTGGTATTCATGGTAAAGGGAAACTGTACGTTTGATGGCTTCCCACTGTTCTTCATCGGGTGGGTCGCCAAAATTTTCTTCTTCGATAGTATCGATAAGCTTGAGCAGTTCAGAACGCTGGCGCGGGTCTACGCCCGACATGACTTTAGCTAGGAACTCTAGAGGTTCCTCACTGTTGCCGGTGCTATCGTCTTCGAGTGTAAGGTCAACCGCACTCATTAAAAATCCCCTGGAGCTTGCGCATGCAGGGGATTATAGGGCGGCGAGGGCAGGGTGTCTAGAGTATGCGAAACGGCTCTGTTGGAATCACAGGGGTGCGTGTTGCCATGTTAAACCACACCGCCCGCCAGTGCGTAGAATTTTCCACGTTGGGGCGCACCCGGCTGCAATCGAAGGGTAGGTCAATGAGCAGGCGCACGGCAGTTGCAGAAGCGTCGATAGCTTCAGCCCGGCCAGTCCAATCCCGCAACTTTGGCGACTTGACTTTGTGCCAGCTGCTGCCCGCCCGGCACTTGGCAGCCGCTAGGAAGGCGTTGCCGAGAATCACAGGGTTCGGCTTCTTCCAGTACAGCGCGTACCAGTAGGCAAACAGTTCAGCATAGGTCCACAGCTGCAAGTCGGGGAGGGTGCCGCTGTAATCCACGTCTTTGACTTTACCAACCTTGAAGTCAGCCGCGAACTTGGCGCAGCGGTCCAGTTGCATGTTGATGGGCGGTAGCATCGGGTACAGCTTTTCAGCTGGCGCACGGGTGCCGGGGAGGTCAAGCAGGTCGTCTTCAACGTCCAGGTCAAGGCTGTTCATCTGCGATTCTCCCGAACCTGCCGCTTAAATTCCTCAAGGCGCTCAAGCTCGCCCCTAGTAACTTGGCCACCTGCTTTGAGTTGCGCAATTTCTGCTTTCAATGGCGCGACATGGGCGTTGTAAAACTCCCGCGCCAAGTCGTGGGTTTCAGCTTCCGTGTACTGCAACCCCATTGCCTTTTGGCGTTCATCAGCGCGTTGTACGTACTTTTTGCGCAGCCATTCCAAGATAAGTAATTCACCCATGCGTATCGCTCCAGGTTAAGCAGCCTTGACGGCGAATTCCGGCAGGCGTTCGTAGTTGATATGGTAGTCAAGGCGCAGATGTTCGGCAGTCTGGCCAGTTTTTGTATCAGTGATATCAGCAAACCAGTAATGGCCGTCGAACTCAACAGCCGAGTAGCTGAACCGGTCGGCCCAAACGGCCTTGGCGTATTTCATAACGGTGCCGGTGTCAACGCGGGAGCCGAACCGGAAGCCGTGCAGGTTGCCATTCAACCGGCGAACCTCAATTTTAGCAGCTTGCGCCAGAACTTCGGTTTCGGAGCGCTTCGACACGACTACAGTACCATCTTCTTTACACAGCAACCACCGGGCGGTTTTGACCTTGGTCACGGTGAGCAGCTCGCCGGCGCAGTCCAACTGGTAAGCGGCTGCGGCTTGGGCAACGTCGAAGGTAGAATAAGTCATGTCTTGGCGCTCCAGTTGAGTAGGGTGTTAGCAGGAAGTAGCAATGTCCAAGTCGCGGGTACTTTCCAGGTCGTCGGCCAGACCAAAATAGCGAACTTGCAACGCATCTTCTTGCATGTCTTCGTCAAAGGTCAAACCAGTGATAGCGCGCTTTTCCGACAAGCGGTTGAGTTCAGCGCTAACAGTCTGCATTTCAGTTTCGATAAGGGCAATTTGTGTGTTCATGTCGAATCTCCAGTTGAGTAGGGCGCCGCGCCCTGTAGAACGAATTCTGGTTTACTTCGACAGGGTTGTCCACCACTTTCTTCAACAAAAATGCCCCTAGCCGACGAACGGTAGGGGCGGGGTGTGCGGGTTAGTGTTTATAGGACTGCGAAGCCGGCTTGCTCTGCGCTAGCCGCTGCCGACCCGAAAGTGGGCCAGTTGTCAGAAATAACTTCGTCAGAATGCGCGTCCACTACGCTGTAATACTTTGTCTTTTTGTCTTGCACAACGCAGACGTTGCGCTGCGCAGGCACCTCTACAACAGCTGAAGGTACAACAGCGCGAAAGAACATTGCTGTATGAAACTTGCCCGCCTGAACAGCGAACGGCCCCATATGCAACGTCCAACCCTTTTCGTACAGCTCTTGCATGTCAACAGCGGTTGGTGCCGGGTCGAACGTGACTACGCGAAAGTTGTCAGTCTTTTCAATGGTCTTATGGCTCACGGTGGTTTACTCCATTCATGCGGTTGATGGTGTCTACGGAAATCTGTTTAGCGATTGACAGCGCCTCCCGAACGCTGAAGAGAACCTCTTCCATGCCGCCTTCTTTAGCAGGGGCGAGCACGCGCAAGTACGCCGAACCGCTGGGTTCTTGGCGCTTATTGGGTTGGGCAATACCACGGCTAAAGCAGGTGGTTCCAAGGAACTCAAAGATGGTGCCAGCCGGGAACTGGTCTTGCAGGATACGGCACTGGTTGTAGTAGCGAGCGCTGCCAATGACTGGCACAACACCCTTAAAATACGGCTGTTTAATGAACGTTTTGTTGCCGTAGTAGCCGGGCTCGCCATTCATGTCATAGCCCATTGGGCCACGGGTGAGGGCCAGGAAATCTTCGCGTTGCATATCCATTACAGCACCCCTACGATAACTTTGCCGCGTACCAGCACAACCGCGTCCAAGAAGGTCAGGCGCAACGACTGCGCCACTTCGGTGATAAGCGAACGGATAGCGAAGTCTTCACCGCTGAAGCAGTCGCCGCCGTAGGTTACGCCGTCCAGGGTCACTTTTGCTTGGTAGAAATTAAACATGTCGTGTCGCTCCAGTTGAGTAGGGCACCGCGCCCTGTAGAACGAATTCTGGTTTACTTCGACAGCGTTGTCCACTTTTTCCGTCTTCGAAAATGCTACCGTTCGTCGGGTTTTTGCCAGAACTGGAAGAACAGAAGAACGGTAAAACCCACCCGCCATTTGCCCTATATGTATCAGTGCAGATATATCAGCAGTCGGGGCGCTATTGCTGGGTTGGCCGGTTGCCGTTCTTCTGTTCTCTTTCCGATTTGGGCCATAGCTGATTAGGGTATAAGCCAGAACAGAAACTTCCTGTTACTGTTCTGGTTACTGTTCTTATGGTTCTTAAACTGCCAGTACGCCGCCTGCTGCTTGGTATCGGGCGAGCAGGGCGGCGGTTGGGCGTACTGGCTGGCCGTAGGCGTTACCCGGTAAGCTGGCCCAAATATTGGCGCACTGGGCAATGGCTGCTGGAATGTTGCCCGAGGCAATGGCAGCTAGTGCGCGGCATTCGCGAATATGCTGAATGGCCAACAGGTCTTGGCTCAACTTGCCGAAGTCAGGTAGTTTAAGTTGCGCTTTGTAGTGCGGCCAATCGCGCAGCATTTGCTGGTAGCGGCCAGCGGCGTTGGACGTGAGTCCTTTACTGTTGATTACCTTAGAAGGGCGCCCGGCTGCAAAAGGGTGGTCTGCGTAGCCGGTAAACGTTTCCATTTTGCCGTCGGTGCCGGTTACAATAATGTTGTAGCCGTTGTCGGAGCGGCTTAGGTAGTCAGAACCCAACTCGCTCCAGGCTAGCATGTCCAGGAATGCGGGCACGTTAGGGTTAGGGCATTGCGCGGCGCTGATAAAAGGCATAAGAACTTCCTCGAAATAATGTAGGCAAGCGAAACCTAGCCAGGGTGTGGCCTTAACCCAATGACTTATATTATGCACAGGGCCTGTTAAGGCTCGTACATCATAACAGACACTTATAGGGGCGCCAGAGTGGATACAGAAGAATTTCGAAAGTGGCTGTCAGCGCCGGGGGTTATCGCTCTAACGGCGGCGGCGGTGCGCTTTATGATTACCGGGGGGAGGGAAACGCCCATGCGGGTTGTGGGTTATCTTATAGCCGCTGGGATGCTGGCTTGGTTGTTGGGGCCGTACATGGCGAAACACGACTACGGGGCCGAAGAGATTGCACTGGCTTCCATGCTCATTGGTTTCGTCATCCCGAACGTCTTGAGCGGCTTCATCCACCTAAGCACGCAATTCGCGAAGGACCCAGCAGGTTTCTTAATCGATACGCTATCGAGGTTTAAAAAGAAATGATACGAATACTGGACTTTGCAAGTCTTGGGGTAGCGCTACTTACGGCTATTTTCCTGCTTATCATTATGTTTCGCTGGCCTCCTGAACGTGACCCCCGGCCCCTGGCTCCCGCCTTGGCCCTGGCGCTTGCGTTCTTCGCGCTGCGCCTGCCTACCGTGATGGGTTGGGAAGGCAACTACACCATACTTCGTGAATACGCGTGGAACATCTGGTACATCATCGTATTCGTGAACTCAATGCTGTTTGCCTACCTGCAAGGGCGTTGTAGGCAGCGGCGGGGGTGCCGGGAATGACGGCGCTGTACAAGTGGTTGGCCGGTGCCGTACTGGTACTGCTATGCGCGGGGAGCGCGTGGTTGTACTGGGGCCATCTGCAAAGCACCATCAGCGGTTTACGCGCAGACGTTGTGAAGGCGCAGAGTGAAACTACCGAGGCACGGGCGCAGCGGGATAGCGCTCAAGCCACAACCCGTGTTGTCACCCAAACCGTTGAGAAGATCGTTGAGGTAAAGGTTAAGGGCGACACCATCATTCAGAAGGTTCCAGTTTATGTCACCACGAAAGCTGATAATAAGTGTACTGTTACCAACGGTGCTGTTAGCGTGCTCAACGCCGCCGCCTCAAATGTGCTACTTCCCGGAAACCCCAGCGGAATTCAAGACGGCGCCAGCGGTGTTGCCTTTAGTACCGTTGTCAGCACCGCAAGCCAATGGGCCAGCCTCTACTGGCAGCTAGCCACGCGGTACGAAGGGTTATTGGCCTGGACTGAGGCGCAAGGGGCGATTTGTCGCGGGGGAGGGGTGGCGAAGCAGAAGTGAAACAAGCCCCTCACAGAAGGGGCTTTTTGTTGCCTAGCGTTCTTCGATATATTCCATTGACAGGTCTTTCTTGTATGCCGGGTCGTATACGCTCCCCTGTTCGAGCAGGGCGCCGCACGAACCACATTTAAAGCCATCACCGGGCTTTGGTTGGGTGCCGTCTGGAAACCATACCTCTTGGGCTGCAGGACACATACCCGCATACGGTTCCCGCGAAAGGTAAAACGCCGGTTCGCCGCACCCGTTAGCGTGGCGCAGAAGCCACTTTGCTTGTTCTGGAACCATACGTCACACTCCTGCTACCGGATTGCCACAAACACAACGGGTTTTAGGGTAGAACACCCGCGTACCACAATAGCTACAAAGGCTGTACATGTCAAACTCCCAGCATCGCTGCAACGCGATATATCAAAGGGCCTAGTTGCAACCCCGCCGCCACTTCGCTCAAGTCGGTATCATCCTGGCATACCCAGTAGTGGCTTTGGTTGCACTTGATAAAGCTGTAGCCTGCCAAGATAATTTGTTCTTGCAGGGCGGCGGTGGGGTTGTTCATCATTTCAGTGCGTTCTTTGCCAGTTTGCGGATTTTGCTCAACGCTTCATGCAAATCTCGAATTTGCCGGTCTTGATCGTCGGCGGCGCTGTTGGCTTCATGCAAATCAGCCTCAACCTCAATCAGTGCGTTCAGCTTAGTCTGCAGCCACGACAGGCGGTCCTGGCCGGGCAGGCAGCCGTATGCGGCGCAAAGGGTGTTAAGGTCGTCGCTAGCGTTGTCCGTGACCACAAACAGCCGCTTGATACGCCCGCTTTCCACTTCGCACTCTTGCCCCAGGCCGGCGGCACCGGCTGCATCACGCCATGCGTCCAGGTTGTCTTCAGCGGCTTGCAGCTTCGCCAGCGTTTCGTCATAGGCCTGTCGAGTAGCGCCGCCCTCGAAAGCTTTCAGTTGGGCTTGCAACTTCGCCAGTTCTTCCAGTTGCTCTTTGAGCCAGTTTGGCACCTTCGCGTCAGTGGGCATACCGAAGGGCAGAAGCAGTTCAGCCAATTTGGTACGCATTGCCTGCATACCTTCGCGGTAGGCGTCATCACGCTGTTGCGCTGCGTCAGTGGCAGTTTGTGGGGGCATTTCAACAGTGGGCGGTTCAGGGAATTCTTCCGGCGCACCGGCTTCTTGTGCCAAATCGCCAATAACCAAACCGGCGAACACCTGTTCTTCCGTCATAAGCGTGTCACCGGTGTCAATAACGCTGCCATCCGTCATTTCAATGACGCGCCCGGTGATGCCCGCGCACACAAGGGTGGGGGACATCCATTTAGGGAACAGGATCAACGCCTGTTGCGCTTTGCTACCGTCTTGAGGCATACGCCCTTCGATTACGATGTACTTCATTGCGCTTACTCCAGTATTAATGGTCAGTGTCAGGCTTGGTGTCAAACTTGCCACATTTGGTGCAGCGAAAAACAGAAAAGTGCCCGCCGCCGGGGCCGTGGTACTTCCAGTCGTGCGAGAAGCAAAACATGCGTTGTGTACTCCAAATGAGGTTAGGGCAAGTCGCAGTGTAAGCCACGACTTGCCCCTTGTCCAGTGTTTTAGTTTACGCGTTCCATTCGTCCGGGTCGGCGTTCCACCATTCCCAGTTGTATATCAGCATAAGCCAGGCGAAATCATTCATTTGGCCTTTTGTGCCGCTTTCTTGGCGCGCTTCATGGCTACACGGCGCTGGTTGCGGGTGCTGCCTTCCAGCGCGTTGGCAAGGCGGCGCTGTTCCTCTTGGCGGTTGACGTAGTAGTCGTTCGGTTCAGTGAACTTCAGCTTGTCGTCTGCGTAGCCCTCAATAACGCGTCCGTCCACAACAATGACTACGTCGTCGGGGTTGTACACGCGCTTAGCTTCACCGGTTTCAAGCCCTTGTTGTAGGGCAGCGTCAACACGTTCTTGTAGCTCTTGAACTTGCAAGTGGCGGCGTGAAATTTCCATTAGTGTCTCCTTGAGGCTACGCGGGCCAACTCGGCGTAGCGGTTGTATTCGGGGTGGTTCAATTCGATAACGCGGCCTTGGCGTTTGGCTAACTCCAGTACGCCACCGGGCAGCGCTTCTGGGTACTTTGACAGGCCGCACTTGCAGCAGGCCAGCGCGTCACCCATACCGCCAAAGCCGTCAACAAACAAGTGATGGCAAGCGGGCACTTGGCGCAGCAGTTCTTCGGGCGGGGCAGGGGGTGTCTGTTTAGCGTGCAAATGGTTGAAGAACCGCCGCAAGTAGTAGCCGCGCAGAAGCGACCAAGCGGTGCAGCCGAGGGTGGCGTACAGCGTTTGGGTTGCGAGGTTGGTGCCTGGAACGTGAAGGCAAGCCAGGGTGATGGCGTAGCTGCCGAAGAACCCTACAGCCGTATTGGTGGCTGTCTCAACGGCGGAATGGCGTTTGGACTGGCTCATGCTGGCACCTTGGCCTGGACGTGGCAGTACTCGCAAACGGGGCCGTTGGTATCGTCGAGCCACTTGTGCGGGCATTTCGGTTCAGGTTGGCGGCGGGCGCAAGCTAGGAAGCGGGCGTACAGCACTTCAGCATGGGCGCCGAGGCTCTTGCCGCTACCGTCTGTATCGGTTTTGGCTTCCTGCATCAGTTGGCAGATAATTGCAGCTTCTTGTGGCGTGATTTGCATGTTGCGTGCTCCAGCGGTTGGGGTTAAGGCGCCTAATGTAAGCGCCTTATGCGGGGTTGTCTACTGCTCTACAGCAGCGCAAGGGCCAGTGTGCCCATAAGCACGGGTGCATTTCCAGCCTTCGGGCGCTGCGTCGCAACCGGCGTTAATTTTGCTACCCAACTCAACATCATACGGCGCAGCGTGTAAGGGGCTGAAACCGGTTTTACGCCCGCCGTGCCCAGGCTGGATGTTCGTCAAGCCCCAAATCATCATTGCGTAGTTGGCGATATCGACCATGTCAGGGTTGGGCTTGGTAAGCTCTTCGTTAAACAGGTCTTGCAGACGTGCAAGCGGGGCAGTTTGCCAGCGGTCGCCCTTCTCCATTCGGTGCTTTTCCAGCTTGCGAGCCATTGCGCCCGTGAATTCGTTGAGCGCCTGGAAAGTGGGGGAGGGCGTTTGCTGGAACTGTTGTTCAAACTGTTCGCGAATGTTTGGCCCTGTAACCAGTTCGGCGTACACCTTTTCAACTTCTTTCCAGTCAATCTTGTACGCCAAAGGTTTAACTACACCGTTGAACTCGTACACGCCGTCAACCGTGATAGTGCGCATGGCAGTTTCGTAGCTCATAACGCGCAAGCCAAAATGCTTTGCCTGCCCCTCGGCTGCCTCTTGTGCGCCACTAGTGAGGAACAAAAACCCTTCGGCGTCACGGCGCAGCGTGTCTTGCAACGCAGTACGGGTTATGAAATTATCCAATTCGCAAACATGCTTCAAACCATGGCGCGTAACCAGTTCAGCGGCGCGTGTGGTCTTGCCGCAACCTTTAGGGCCATATACAATGAGTGACTTCATTTCTGCTGCTCCAAATTAGCTGTAGGGGATTTGACGCTGGTCGCAGTATAGCAGCGTGTCGAATTCAGCGCCACGGGCCTTTAGCTCAAGGCGCAACTTGTCGCGGGAGTCGAGGCAGGTTTTGAGGTCTTCTGCAGCAGCCGCCTGGGTCAGCGCAACGCTGTATTGCATGTTCGGCGGGTTGCACTTGCCAGCGGGCGCGTCAATTGCACCTTGACAGGCAATACCGATAAGCATGGTTACGATTAGCATGGCTGTATATCCACTGTAAAGTTAAGGGTTCGGGCCACTGGATCGTTCTCCAACGGCGTCAACTTGTATTCAAACTTGGGCATCATGTGACGCTGCAATGCCTTCGTCAGCCAAGCCTCTAGGCCCGCGTTGTCCATACGCTTGGCCCGTGCCCAGCTTTCTACAAGGCGGCAGAGGTTGGTTTCGTGGTCGCGCAGGTCTGGCACCCAACGGCTTTTGCAGAACTTAGGGTAGCGCTCCATACAAAGCCTGTAGGCTGCGTTGCAGTCCATATCAGCCTTGCCGCCGCGCTTCTTAAGTTCAGCGCGCTTCTTAAGTTCAGCGCGCTTCTTAAGTTCAGCGCGCAACGCTTCATGACGTGCGTACAGCCAGTTCAGTTTGTTGCCGAAGAAGCTAACGTGGCCGGTGCCCATGCAGTAGTTTACGGGAATGAGCGGGAAGGGCTTGCCCGCCGCAACACGGTTCAGGATACGCGGCAATTCACGGTACTCTGCAACAAGCCAGGGCATAGGGAGTAGGTCAACGTCAATGGTGTTTATGCGGGTCATAGCGAATTCGCTTCTTTGCAGTCGAAGCAAAGGACATCAGCTGTCAGGGTGGGGTGGAACATCTTGCCGCAACCATCGCACTTAAGTTGCAGTGGTAGGGTGGTGTACTTAGCTGCCATACGGCGCCCTGGAAGTTCTTGCATTTCAGGTTGCGTAGGGAAGCGGCCTGTTGGCGACAAAAACGGCTTAGCGGGTTTTGAGCTGTCACCGTGCTCGCCGCCAATTGGTTCCCTTGGGGTGGGGCGGGTTAAGCGAAACAGGTACTTACGCGCAGCAGCTTCGGCAGCTTTGCCCTTGTAGGTCGTGTGGACAAACAGCCTGCCGCCCCTTAGCTCACCGACTAGCAGCGCTGCAACATCGCCATTGCCAGCCGGGCCAAAGGAGTGCATTTCACCTTCACTGCTATGCACCCAATCGGACTGCATCATGTCGTCAATTTGCTTGCGGTTGAACGCAGCAGGGCGGGTAGGGGCAGCCGGGATTGCATCAGAGCCGAGTTCGTTAGTTGGGAAATGGCAATCACGCGGAGTAGGGTCGCCGTGGGCCTTGTAGTCGTACTCTTGACTGTACAAATCACTGTACTGGCCCGGCGTCAACGGCAACTCGGCCTGGGGGTTGAACAAGTCGGCCTCACCGACGTAGTGCGCCAACACGATTTTCAACGGGATGTCAAAGCCGCTGTCTTTGGCGTAGTCGGTGATGAAGTCTGCGACGATTTCCATTTCTGGCTTATCGTCAGAGTTCCAGCGGGCAGCCAATGCTTCAATGAGCAGGGCGGGGGAGACAAGTTTCATAGTGATACCTCTGCAGGTTGGGTGGTTGTACTGACTAAGCCCCAATGAAGGGGCTTAGAAGTATAGCAGGTAGGCTCAACCGGCAAAAGGAACCCCTCCATATAAGTGCAACGTGTCCATGCCGTCGTGTACCAAAAAGGTGTCCAGGTACGGCCAGTGGTGTTTAGTGGCTATTTCAGGGAAGCGCTGGCCGGTGCCAATGAGGCAGAAAATGACCTTTTCCATGGGTTGCATGGAGTCGACTTCAAACCATAGGTGGGGGTGGCCGCATTGGACACGGGCAGCCAAGAACTTGGCGCCTTTAGGCAGGACAATGAGGAACGCATCAGCGGATACAGGGACGGGGTACTTGTGGATGGTGTGCATGGTGTCTCTCCAGTTGAGTAGGGTTGCAATGACTTAGCCCCAATTAAGGGGTTGAGGTTCAGCGGGCGGGCTAGCGTTTCAAACCGAGAAGTGTATCCAACGCCAAGAGGCGCAGCGCTTTACGTGCTTTCGGGTTTTGCTCTTTGTCGCCTGCTTCCATCACAAGTTTGAAGTCAGCGGCGCGTTGGGGCATGGCGGCTTGTTCTTTGGCGCGAAGTTCTTGAGCAATAGAGGTCATGGTGTAGCTCCAGTCGAATCCAGGGCACGGCGCCCCGGTGGAAATATTTATGGTCGACTTCGACAGGGTTGTCCATCTTTTTCGCCGTTTTTCTTCAACTCTCTTCGACCGCTGGTCGGAAGCAGCGCAAAACCAAAGTCGTGACCTCCTTAAGAAGCTGCACGCCCAAAACGCCCCCTAACAAGAGTAGGAAATAACTCCTTGACACTCCTTGAGGCAACAAGAGCAGCCCGGTGATGAAACCCCCGTAAGCAGCTAGCAGAAGGTCGTAGACGTAGTAAAGATGTTTCATGTCAGAACTCCAGGCCGGGGTAGCCTTTATCATGCAAGGTGGCGCAGTATTCATGCATCGCTTCTTTAGCGCGGTGGCGCGCTTGCCAAAGGTGCCTGCACCCATTTTCCCATTGCAATGCTTGTTTGCCGTTGTTGCGGGTGTCCAAAAGCACCATCCAAGAGAAGCCGTCGTTGAGGCGTTTAACTTCGCAATACACACTGCCGACCCAACGACCCTCTTTATAAATGTGCGTTCTCTTCTCATGTTCTTTACCGACGAAGTGCGCCGAAAACGGCTCTTTAAAGAAGGATTTGCTGGTCATGTTGTTCTCCTAAGTAGTTGGCCTTCTTATAATCCAGTGGAGGCACTTTAGCTTAAAAACCCTTCTTGCGCGCTAGGGACTGTCTTTTGCGCTGGTATCAAGAACAGTAACAAGGGCAAGAACGGCAGCTAGTTTACTGTTCTGGCTTACCGTCTGGAGGCGGCGCTAGACTAGGCTAGGGTTTCAGCCCGCCCAGAACAGTAAGACCTATAAGAACAGTAAAATTGGCCATACTGCCTATATTATGATTTTAGGCACTACCGGTGAGTCATGGAGTGGGGATGAACTTAAACCCCATTGGCGATCACCGTTTTACTGAGATTACTGTTCTTTTTGGCACCGGACCCTATCAGTCGTAGGGCAAAATCAAGTACAGTAACTAACTTCTTACTGTTCTTTTTACTGGTCTTACTGTTCTTACTTTCTTTCTTTCTTTCTTCTTTGCTTCTAGCGCTCTTCGCCCAACAACCCCAAAGAACCGCCAAACTTACGCTCATTAAAAAGGGCACCCGAAGGCACCCTTAAAAAAGTTCATCAGCGCACTTTTAGCTCTCCCACTCCCCACTTTCGCCGCTTTCAAGTTCCTCTTGCCATTGCTTGAACGTCTTGACAAAGGCCCGCGCCTCAATATGAAAGTCGTCCAGGTCGTCCGCGTAGGTCGTCCAGTGGAACCCGCTTTGCAGCTTCCGCAAGATCTTCAGCGACACTCCCTTCATTGCCCACGCCCGGTCCCAGAACTGAACACCCCTTGGACTTGTCCTGCGAAAGCGTGACTCCGAAGCCGAGCCACCGCCCAGCCGTGTAAAACCGCTGGCCTCAAGCGCATTGACAAAGTTGCGGCGTGTATGCACGTCACCGCCTACTAACCCTTCGGCACGCCCTGATTCAAATTGCCCGGTACTGAACGCCTTGACAATGTTGATAAGGTCCGATTCATACATGAGCGGTGCGTTAACGTCGAATGGGTTGTTCGGCTGGTCAAAGGCCCGAGCCAGGGCGCAGTGTGGCCAATTGTCGTTCTGTGATTCCAATTCAGCGGTTGCCGCCGTCTTAAGTGGTTCGTTCGGGTCGAACGCTGTTGATTTCCAGTCCCAGTTTTTGAAAAAGTGGCGCATGGCTGCCTGATTGTCGGGCTCATCAAGCCAGTCGCACAACTCATCATAATAGGACCGCTCCAGCTGGCGCTTAGGCCCTTCAACGATAACGTACCGCCGATCCCCTGGCTCAAGCTGCAACCGGTCTTCGGGGTTGCGAAAAGCCACCTTAAGCGAGAAGTTCGGAACTTCCTGATAGTCCTTTTGCATGGCACGGCGCTGAACGTTCGGGTTGGCCGTGTACTTTTTCAGAAAGTTGTACACTGCATCCTGGCCGTCGCGCTTAGACGGGAACTTGAATTCCTCGAACACGTCAACATGCGCGTTGCTAATCCACCCCTTCTTGTCGTCGACCAACATTTCAGCCGTGACTTCTTGGACGTTGCTATCTCCGAAGATGGCAGCAAACACCCGCTCCCGCAAGATCGACTTACCAATGCCCTTGCCGCCCTCAATGACGTACATGTACTTAATCAGCTTGCCCGGCTGTTGCAGTGTATAAGCCACCATGCTAATGAACCAATCGCGTTCAACCTTGACGGGTATCAGGTATTCAAGGTGTTGCAGCAGGGGCTTGACGTTGCCGCGCTTAATCTCGCCACGCGGCACACGGTAGCGGTTGAGGTACTTGACGTCCTTGTACTCGTATACCGCGTTTTCTTCCTTGCCAGGGTGGTAGCCCTTGGCCGAGGCGGTCAGCAACAGCTTCTTGTCAAAAGGGTATTCTCGACCCAGCTTCAACTCTGCAAAGTCGGCAAAGCCCACACGTTCAGCGCACTCATCATAGTAGGTAATGAGCAGGTTCTTAAACGCCGACTTGGGCCGGGGCGTGCCGTCTTCCAGGTCAATGAGGCTGTCGTCCGAAAGAATCCACACGTACTTTTCAAGCTTGCGCAGCAGCAGCTTGTCAACTCGGGCGCGGACTTCAGCAAGTTCAGTTGTGTCGCGTTCTTCGACCTCAACCGTGAACCCCTTGTACAGTTCTTCAATTTCCTTAAAGGTAGCCCCGACACGCTTCTCTTTAATTAGCTTGAACAGGTCTTTGCGGTCACTGGCATTGAGCATGCTTTGGCTGTTGGCAATTTGCTGTACAACGGCACGGTATACTTCGCGACTCTCCATAGGCGCGTTTTCAATACTGCTACGGTGGTGTTCAAAACCGAACGCGTTATTGTTGCGCTCGAACGACACCCACACGCGGCGCAGCCCGTCCAACTGTTCTTCATCAAGCGGTTCATCCAACTTGTCGTTCATAGCCCCAATCTGGACCATAATGTTCTCAAGCGACTCGCCTTTATCCTTCTGCCAGCGCATGAAACCGACGAACTGGTTGTGGCGCTCGCCTGCTTCCATCTTCATGCCAACGTGCATGTCAGCCGGACTTGTAGAGTACGTGCGTCCAGGGTTGTCACCGACCATCATCTTACCAATGGCTAGTACACCTTCCGGGTCCAGGGGCTCCCCGTCAACGCATGACCAGAACATGGCCTCATCGGCGCGTTCTCTTGGGGCGCTGTGCCAGTACATGGGCTGTGACGCCACCTGGGAGCAGTGGTCAAAGGTCTGCGACACGCCGAGCATCTCTGCAAAGCCAAGGACCACGAAAGGCTGGTCACGCGGCGCCACCGGTTCAGCGTAGGGTACGACCACGCGAAACTTATTTTCTTTCCCCGGCGTGAGCGGGTCGTAGCTGAACGTTGTGTACACCGCATAAGCCAAGCCGAGGGCGTCCAGCTGGCTCTTAATTTCTTCCGGCGGGGGTGCATCAGGGGTGTCAATGTCGAGCACAACACCGTAGAACTGTTCGACACCGTTGTTGCGGCGGTGCATTTCGCCGTTCTCGGCCTTGTCGGTGAATGACGCGAATACAAAGTAGGGCGACTTCTCTTTCTTGACGGCAATTTTGAGCTTGGAGAGGGCGCCTACAATCGAACTCCACGAAGCGCTACGCACCTTTACGGTGGCATGGACTTTCTGTTTCTCGACGCCTTTGACAGTCTCGGTGTGTCTTATCCCATGCCACAACTGTGGCGCTGTTGCAATTTTAAGTGCCGGGACACTTTTACGGCGGTCAGTCATACTCGGCTCCGTTGTGACTCTTTCGGACGGGTTACAGTGTTGGGGTTGTCGGCCCGCTTAGGTTTGCTCCACTTAAGCGGGCTTTTTAATGCCCGTCTTGTAGTGGTCAAGAGCCGCCAAGTATATGACCGCCCTAGCCGCTTGTCCCGCGCAACCGCCCTGGCCCACCCTTACACACTGCCAATGCGCTAAAGCTATTTATACAGCCCTACCCCGTGAAGAAGCCTGCCAGTGGCTTACACAAACAGCAAGAAACCAGAAATTCCCACTAGACAAGAACGCAAGAAGCGTCCAACATTCTCCCTACGTTGCAGCCGCTTCCGTGTGGTGCCCTTGCTGGCGACAACGGCCTTTTATGCAAGAGTTCCATCGAACCACTGGTTCACTTAAGGCACCACACGGAAGCGGCTTAACTACCCCGGCATTTTCGCCACCCAACTGTAAATGGAGCAACTCACATGCAAATCGGCCTGATTATCCTGCCTTCCGACACCGAAGAACTGAACAAAGCCCTGGCTGCTCTGTCGAAACTCGGCGTTGCTTCTGCTCCGGTCACTCTGCCCGCTGGCAAAGGCAAACCGGCTGCCAAAGCTGCGCCGGAAGTTGAAGAAGAGCTGGAACAAGAAACCCTGAAGCCGGTCACCGCCGACCAAGTCAAAACCGCAATGACCAAGGTCCGCGACGAGCTGGGTGACGATACCGTCAGCGAAATCCTGACCGCGTTCGGCGCTGAAAATCTGCGTGGCGTTGACAAGTCCGACTGGCCTGCACTGGTTGCTGCTGCCAACGCTGCACTGGCTGGCGGCGGTGAAGGCGACGACGGTTTCGGCCTGGACGACGATGAAGGCGACGACGGTTTCGGCCTGGACGACGATGAAGGCGGTGAAGTTGACGCTGACGAAGTCAAAACCGCTGTGCAAGCCTATGCCAAGAAACACGGCAAGGAAAAAGCTCAAGCCATCCTGGTCAAGAACGGTCTGAACACCGTGCGCGGTCTGGCCTCGGCTGACAACAAAACCCTGGCTGCAATCGCCAAAGCCGTCAAGTAACACTCGGCCTGCAATAATCAAAGCCCCGGCCTAAGCGCTGGGGCTTTCTCGTTTAAGAGGGCTGTATCATGGCACTGACTTGGATATTCGCGATTTGCCTGTTGAATGCACAGGGCCAGTGCTCTGCGTACATTCCGCAAACCAATTTCTCCCACCTACCTGTTGAAGATGCGCGTAAACGCTGCGCCGACATGCTCAAAGAGTTTGGCGTAGGCGACCGCTCAACAGGTAGAATTAACGTGTGCGTGCGCGCATACCAATTCGACGAAACACAGGGGCAATACAAATGAAGCCACTGGAACCCGGTGAAAGTTGGGCGGCCAAAACGCCTGAACAGATACTCACTGATATCAAACGCGCTCAACAGGCAATGGCGGAAGCGGCTGCACCCGTCGTTGAGTTGAAGATCCTGCGCAACCCCTACCTACCGCCCGGCACCATGGTTGTGTCCGACGACGTGTTCAAATTGCTGGAGGCAGTCCCAAATGGTCGTTGAACGCAAGCCGCACCCGCCTATAAGGAAGCGCCGCCCCAAATGCGTGTGCTTGGAGTTAGGCGGGCGTATGGTGCAAGTGTACGAGATTGAAGACACAACGCAGACCATGTGCGTATCATCTGACCTGTTTGAAGCTATTTTGCAGGAGACTGGCCACTATGGCGAAGCCAAAGAAGCCCGCTAAGAAGAAGCAAGGCCCGAGTGGCCATAAACGTTTTGGCGCGTCCAACTCCAAACAGTGGCTGACCTGCGCCGGTAGTATTGCGCTGACCGAATCGCTACCAGCACACGAACGTAAGCGCTCTGACACCATCTGGAGCAAGCGCGGCACCTGCGCCCACGCCGTAGGTGAAATGTGCCTTGTCAGCTATCAGCACAACCCTGAACATGCCACTTGGCCCGAAGACTACTTAGGCCAGACGGTTGAGGGCGTGGTAGTTGACGAAGAAATCGTAGCCGGTGCGCTGGTGTACGTGAAGTGGGGCCGTGACAAGATCGACAAGTGTGACTACGTTGAACTTGAGCGGCCTGGAAGCATGCAGGACTATATCACCGGTATTCAGGGCAGCCAGGGCGCGTATCTGTGCTTGACCGGCTCTGAATACGGCGGTACAGGCGACTTAGTAGGCGCTGAACTATTCGGCTACCTAGACTTGGGCGACTACAAGAACGGGCGTGGTTGGGTTGGTGCCGTTGACAACACCCAACTTTTGATCTACGCCGTCTGCGCGCTGATTGACCTAAACGATGAATACGACTTCACGCATGTTCGTATGACCATCATCCAACCGAACGGGCCGGGTGAAGCGATACGCGAATGGGTGCTGACTGTTGATGAAGTATGGGAGTGGGTCGAGTCAACTTTCCTACCGGGCGCTGAAAAGGCTGTTGAGGCTATCCACGCATTGGCAGCTATTGAAGACGCCGTTGACGATATTGAGTGGTGCGCCGAATATCTTGTTGCTGACCTTGAAGGCCATTGCACATGGTGCCCGGCCAAAGCCCGGTGTAGAGCTGCGCATGATGCAGCGTGCGGCGGCGCGTTGATTGAGTTCCAAGAGATTATCAACGAAGACCTGGACGTTGAAACTGTTGGTCGTCTGCCAGACCTTGCGCTCATCACCCCCGAACAAGAGGCGTTCATCCTCAAAAACGCAGAGGGTATCATTGCGTTTGTTAAATCGGTGCAAGAGCGGGCACATATCAGGGCTGAACGTGGCGAGCGTGTGTTAAACCACAAACTGGTAGAGAAGGGAGGCGCCCGGCGCAAGTACAGTGCATCAGACGAAACCGTAAAAGAGCAGTGCAAGCGCCTTGGCCTTGCCCCGCATGATTACATGGAAATCCCCGGCCTCAAGAGCCCGGCGCAGCTTGAGAAGGCATTCAAGGCCAAAGCTATTGACCCGAAGAAGGTCGAAGCGTTCATGAAGAAGTGCGTGGTCAAGCCCGACGCCGGTGTAGCGTTGGTGCTCGAATCGGACCCACGCCCTGCTATTGCACCAGCCATCGAAAGCGAGTTCGCGCACCTTATCGACAAACCAGACGATTGGCTGGAACTTTGACACTGGACAAGCCGCGCTGCTTTCTGTAGAGTGCGGCTCCATGGGATGCGGTTTTGAGCCTCTAACCCCATCAGTTGGCGGACTGCAAAAACCGCCAGCCCGGCCAGGGGCTCTAGCAAGTGGTTTAATCCACACTGTACCAGCCAGTACGACGTTTGTTACCGCGAAAACTGGTGAAACAAAAGGCGCGCCGTGGCGCCTGCACACGCGAAGTTGGAAACGACACACGGCAGCCCTTAAATGGGAGAAGACAGTGAACCCGCGAATACGCGAAACCTCTTATACAGTGAGACTGTAAAAATGGCTGAACCGACTAAAACCAACGCCCGCCGCGCCATCATTGGCCCCGTCATTGGCTCCTATGTGGTGCTCGCCACCCCGAAAGCGAACGACCACGGCGAAATGCGTTATTCCATGCAAGGCATCTTCCCCAAAACCGACAAGGCTGTGAAGGCCAAGTTGGACAAGATCGTCTACGCCGCTATTTTGGCCTGCCCGCTGGCCGGCAACGACCCAGCCAAAGCCAAGAAGCTGCTGAACAATCCCAAGTTTGGCAAGCCAGTGCGTGATGCGGACGAAGAAGACCGCGAAGGCGCTGAATATCAGGGCTGCTACTTCTTCAACGTCGGCACCAACGACAAGAAAGGCCGTCCAGGTTGCGTACTGCGCAACGGTACAAAGTTGACTGACCCGGACGAAATCCGCGACGAAATGTTCAGCGGCGCCAAGTACCAGATTTCCGTTACCGCCTTCTACTACGACAACAGCGGCAACAAGGGCGTGGCTCTTGCGCTGAACAACGTCATGAAGTGGGCAGACGGCAAGCGCCTGGACGGCAGCGTTGACGTTGAAGACGAATTCGCTGACCTCATCAGTGATGACGACGAAATCCCTTTCGGCGAAGACGACGGTTTCGATGATGCACCGGCTCGGGGCAAGCCTAACCGCAAACCGGCCAAGCCTGCTGATGAATTTGACGACTTCGACCTGTAAGGGTTAGTCGGTTACATAAATCCCTGCTTCGGCGGGGATTTTTATTGCGCGTTTAACATATACCGGTTATACTCCCGGGAACCCCTGCGCTAATATTGCAATATGGAGCTAAGATGGGCAGTATGAAAACCCCACCCTTCGACAAGAAGATTGAGTACAACCCCCGACAACGGGAAGCGTTGGATATCCTCAACACCCGCCTACAGGACGCCAAGCGCCGACTGGCAGCACCGCGCAAGATCATCGACTTTGAAACCCGTTGCCGTATCGACCTTAAGCAAGTAGGTGCATACAAGTACAGCCAGCACGAAAGCTGCGAAGTGCTGATGATGTCCTACAACCTGACCGGCAAGAAGGGCGACACAAAGCTGTGGCTCCAGGGTGATAAACCCCCAAAAGGGTTGTTCACCATGCTTCAATCCGGCGCTATCCTCGGCGCGTTCAACTCCTACTTTGAGTTCTGTATCTGGAAACACGTCTGCGTTGCCAAGATGGGTTGGCCGGATATCGAACTTGAGGACATGATTGACGTTGCCGACAAGTGTAAGGCCCTGGCCCTGCCCGCCAACTTGGCCGAGGCCGGTGAAGTTCTGCAGTTGGACATGCCCAAGGACGCCGAAGGCAAGGCACTGATTCAACTGTTCTGCAAACCCAAGAAAGACGGCACCTTTAACGACGAATACACGCACCCGGCAGAGTGGCAGCGGTTTTGCGACTACGCCATACGAGACACCGACGCCGAACTTGAAATTGACCTGCTGCTGCCCGACCTGCTTCCGATTGAGCAGCTTGTAGCATGGCTGACGAACCGCATTAACTGGCGCGGCGTCTATGTTGACCAAGCGGCTATTCGAGGCGCTGACAAGCTGGCAGACGCTGTCAAGGTTCAGTACAACGCCGAGGCGGCTAAGCTCAGCGGCGGCATGTTCCAAAAATGCACCCAACGCGCCAAGGTGAAAGCCTGGATGGCGTTGCAGGGCATCGTTATGCCCAACATGCAGGGCAAAACCATTACCAAGTGGTTGCGCAAAGACCTCAAGCCACACGTCCGCCGCATGCTGGAGTTGTACACGGTAGCCGGTTCATCGTCGGTTGCTAAGTTCAGTTCCATGCTGAACTATGTGTGCGACGATGGCCGAGTGCATGAACTGCTAAACTACCACAAGGCGCGTACCGGGCGCTGGGGTGGCAAGGGCATCCAGATTCAGAACTTCCCCCGGCCTGTACTGCCCAAGGGAACCGACTACGAAGAAGTGCTGCGTATGCTCAAACGCGGCAACGTGGCCGAATTGGAAGCCTACGCCCGCAAACTTGAGGCTATGGATAAGAAGCAGCGCACCGCCAAGGGTAAGGATACGTGGTGGACGTTCAACGTTATGCAGATTCTGACCTCTAGTATCCGGTCTGTAATCTGCGCCATGTACGACCACCATTTCAAAAGCGCCGACTATTCAGCCATTGAAGCGCGGTTTCTGGTTTGGGAGGCCGGTGACGAACGCGCCCTGGAGTTGTTCCGCCAAGGCGTTGACGTGTACCTGGACATGGCATCAGCCATTTATGGCGTACCGCTGGCAGCGCTTGACAAAGAGTCGGATGAACGACCGCTGGGTAAGGAAACCATTCTCGGCGCTGGGTATGGCATGGGCCACGAGAAATTCCAAACCCGCTGCGACGAAGTGGCGAACATCCAGATTGATATTCCAATGGCCAAGAAGGCTATCAACACCTACCGCAACAAGTACGTGTCGGTTGCCGGGCCAAAGGGCCTGTGGAAACAGCTGGAACGCGCCAGCATCGAAGCGGTTCAACACCCTGGGCGGGTGACTGAGTATCGGGGCTTCAAGTACCGTGTCACGAAATATGGTAAAATGCCGATTCTGGAATGCCGTTTCCCATCAGGGCGCAAGACCGGCTACCCGTACCCGCGTGTCGTTGAGATTGACAAGTGGGGCAACGGTAACATGATGTATGAGTTGCGCTATCAGGGGTACGATAGCAAAACGCACAAATGGGTTGAGTTGAGCACCTACGGCGGGAAGCTGGTCGAAAACAACACCCAGGGCGGCAGCCGTGACCTGATGGCGTTCGGTATGCTGCTGCTCGACTGCGTTGGGTACTACCTCATCATGACGGTACACGACGAAGCGGCAAGCGAAGATGAAGACGGGTTCGGGTCGCTAGAAGACTTTGAACTGCTGCTATGCACCCTGCCCCAATGGGCGGTAGGGCTACCAGTTACCAGCGAAGGCTGGCAAGGGCCAAGGTACAGAAAATGAATAGCGAATTGGTACGTGTTATGGCAGAGATTTTTGCGTTGAACGCGCAAATGGAAGCAATGAAGGCAGCAAATGTTGTAGCCGCCATCCGAGGGGACTACCCGCTTTGGGGTTACGACGACTTCCGCGAAGTAGAGCGCCAGTTTGAACAGCTTGGGCAACAGGCGGTGCAGTGTGGCTAAGCCAAAAGTGGAAAAAGTAGTCGAAGACCAGTTCGTTGAAGAGGCGTTTCGGCGCGGGTTCTTGGCGCTGAAAATGGAAATCGCTGGTTGGCGCAACTGGCCCGACCGGCAGGTATTGCTGGGCCATGGCTACGTGTTCTTCATCGAGTTCAAGCGCGAAGGTGAAGAGCCGCGACCTGGGCAAGTCTACCGTATCAAGGATTTGCGCGCCAAGGGCTACAGCGTTTATGTGTGTGATACGTTGGCCGACGCTCTTGAAGCGCTCGAAATCGAACTAGGGAAGATGGCGCTCATCATATGAAGACGTTCGTACCTCACATGTACCAAATTAAGGCCATTGCATTGGGGGTACGGCGCGCCAACATGGCGTTCTTCCTTGACCCAGGGATGGGCAAGACTAGCATTGCGCTACGCATCCTCAAGAACCTTCAGCGCATGAAGCGGGGCCGGGCAGCGTTGGTGGTTGCCCCGCTGCGCCCGTGCTACACCGTGTGGCCTAAGGAAGTTAAAAAGTGGACGTTTGCTATCGGCATGAAGGTACGCGTCCTGCACGGGCCAAACAAGCTGTGGGAGTTAAGCCAACCTGCCGACATTTATGTAATCAACCCGGAAGGGCTCAAGTGGCTCTTCACCGTCGCGCTTAAGGGCAAGCGCAACTGGCCATTCGACATCCTGTTCGTAGATGAATCGGGCAAGTTCAAGAACCCGGCCAGCGCCCGGCTAAAGCTGCTCAAGCCGCGCCTGCCCAAGTTTAAGCATCGCTACGTGATGAATGGCACCCCCGCCCCTAACGGCCTTGAGGATTTATGGGGTCAGTTCCTCATTGTGGATATGGGAGCGAAGTTCGGCAGGACCATTAACGATTACCGGCTGCAGTATTTCAAGCGCGCTGGGTACAAGGGGAAAGGTTATGAGATTGCTTCCGACAAACACAAGGATTACATATACCGCCGTGCTGCTCATATGTGCATCGTTATGGAAGCCAAGGACTATCTTGACATGCCCGAAATTGTGTTTGTTGAGCGAACCGTACAGCTACCACCGCAAGCGCGGCTGCACTACCAAGAAGTTGAGAAAGAACTGTTCACGGCTATCGCTGACGAAGGCGTTGAAATTAAGAACTCGGCGGTTGCAACCGGGGCATGCCGCCAAATAACAGGCGGTGCGCTGTACCACCCGCGCAAGGAAGGTGAAGCGCCAGTGCCACAAGCCCGGCGCCCGTTCTACCGGTTGCATGACGTAAAGACCGAGGGGCTCATTGAGCTAATCGACGAATTACAGGGCAAGCCGCTGTTAGTCGCGTATGACTTCCACCACGAACTTGTACGCATAAGAGAGGCCGTAAAGAAGGCGTTTAAGTACGACATCGCGCATATCGGCAGCGGTGTTACCCCGAAAGAGGGCGAGCGTATTGAAGCGGCGTGGAACAAAGGCCAAATAAGAGTGCTGGCCGGACACCCTGGCTCTATCAGCCACGGCTTGAACCTGCAAGAAGGCCCCGGCGCTGACATTTGTTGGTTTACACAAACGTGGGACTTGGAGCAGTATCTGCAATACATTCAGCGCCTTTGGCGGCAGGGGCACAAGGGCAAATGCGTGCGAATCCACCACCTGATAGCCGAAGGGACAATTGATGAAGTAATGATGGAACGTTTGGGCCTGAAGACACAAGCCCAAACCGATTTTAAGACGGCGGTGAAAATGTACCGCGATAGAATCCGACCAGCGGTCGACGAAAAGAGTGGACAACCCCGTTTTGGTCGACGATGATTCGTTCTACAGGGGCGCGGCGCCCTACTCAACTGGAGAAACGACATGAACTTTCAAAACTTTAAAACCGAAGAAGCCGCCCGCGCTTTTGCAGCGACCTTGACCACCTACCATGAAGTTGAATGCTTCAGTAAATTTGATTGGTGTGTTTGGTATCGCTAACCCACCCGCAACCGACAAGCCCCTTAACTGGGGCTAAGTCAGTGCAACGCCCAACTCAACTGGAGATACACCATGTCCGAATTAGTCCTCACCCCGGCTTCCCATTTCCACCCGCTGACAAACTCGCTGTTTGAGTTGACCCGTTGCGCGTTCTGCAATGGCACGGCAGCTGCCCATGTAAAGCACATGGCCAGTATGCCGAGCGGCGTTAAGATTTGGGGCGAGCAGCAGTTGCCAGCGCGTACCGAATTGGCCGACGACCTGGAAACCGACTGCTGCACCACCTGCCGAGGTCTGCCGTACTACATCGAAAACGTCAAATCCGAATGGGCTGTAATCCACCGCCAAACCGGCGCGGTTGCCACGCTCAAGAAGTCCGAAAAGGCTGCCAAACTGGCTTGCAATGCGCTCAATAACCCAACCTCGAACGACAGTACCCCAGTGTCTGTAAACGCGGCGGTGGAAAGCGACTTGACAACTGATTTGGCAACAGCTAGACTCCCCGGCATGGTGGTTATTCGCCTTGCTGGTGACCTGCCAAACGGCCTGAAACGTGGACACCACGTACAGTTGCCAATAGACCGCTTAACCGCACTCATCTCAGAAATAGGAGCTACACCCATGGCTAAGCCAACCGAACGCAAAACCGCTAAAGACCTGATTCGCGCCCTCATCATCAAGAAGAAAACCGATGATGCCATCATCAGCGAAGTTCAAACCGCGTTCCCGGAATCCAGTGTTGACAAAAAGCACTGCACCAAGTACCGCCGCGAACTGTTGGTTGAGGGCCTCATCGGCGCTGACTTGGCCGCTGTAGGCAGCCCCGACCACCGCGAATGGGCAGCCGCTAACATGGCTGCTGCCAAGAAAGGCCCCCACGCCGAGTACCACAAGGCCAACGAAGCGAAAGCCAAGGAAGCCGCTGTAGTTGCCAAGGCCAAGCCAGCTGCAAAGCCAGCGCCGGTAGCCAAAGCACCTGTGAAGGCCACACCAGCAAAAAAGGCTGTGGCGTCCAAGGCTGCTTCTGCACCCGCTGCGCCGAAGAAAGGCACCGCGCCCAAGGCTACTACCAAAGCAGCACCGAAAGCCAAAGCCGCTCCAAAGGCTAAGGCTGCTGCCGACGCCCTTGAAATCTAAGCGGCTTCGTATCAGGGTTCGCGGCAACAACGCCGTGGCCCTGGTTCGGTTTAACCACATAGGCCTCACTTGTACAGTCGAGGTCACTTGTGGAAGCCGGTCAGCCCGCTCCACCTGCCCCCCTCATAAATGGCGTATATTAGCCGCTTCGCTAGTGACCCGACTCCATAATCAACACCCCGGCAAGCGCCCGCTGCCAAAAGCCTGGATGCAACTGTAACGCCCCTCTCTACTCGACTGGAAGTAACATATGAAAGTGGTTTGTGCAAATTCTGATATATCCCTCCCCGTAGCCCTTTATACTGTCAAGCCCGGTCGCGTTGTTCGTTTTGACAACCCCGAAGGCCGCGCCGAATATTATCAAGTGGCCAAGTTCAGTTCCAAAGAAGCCGAGTTCATCAAAGTCCCGCTGGACAAGCATTTGCTCATGAATTTGGCAACAGGCCGCATGGTGCTCAAGCACAGCCTCATGCAAGTGTTCCCGCAAAGCTGCACCGCCGAAGTGTATCCAACCCCCTATTGATAGTGAGTCAAGCATGCCAAAGTTTAAAATGTATGACACCACGCCGTATGCCAAAATGACGCTGCTCCAGATGTTGACCCAATTCCACAACAAGTTCGGCCAGCCCTACGACGGCCAGCCGCGTGAATTGAGCAAACCTGAATCGGCGTTTCGCATGGAATGCCACCTGGAAGAAGCTCAAGAGTACCTGGACGCGGTTAAGGACTTTGAAATTGTCGACTGTTTGGACGCCCTGGCTGACGAACTTTATTTCTTGACCGGCACCGTTCATCGTCAAGGGTTGGGCGAATACATCACTACCGCCCCAATCGCACTGGGCTACCGCGACGTTAAGCCGCATATGCTGGCCCAAGACGCCAACAACATGCGCGCCGCCCGCCACGCTGCCGTACTGCACAGCTATGAAGAGCGCGTGCGCCGGGGTGACCTGATTGGCCAAGGCATGGCGCTCAACGAAGCCATTCGCGCTTTCCGCGCCACGGCTCAAATGCACTGTTTCGATATTGATGAAGCGCTGCGCCGCGTTCACGCTGCCAACATGAACAAGGACATTGACCCAGCTAAACAGCGCCGTAGCCAAGCGCTCAAAGAGCAGGGTTTGGACACAGGGCACGGGCTGGAAATCACCAAACCTGATGGCTGGCTACCGCCGTACCTTGGCGACCTTTGCGGGCAGGGGCCTTACATCGAAGAACCGGTGTACGAAACCGCGCAACAGCCTATTAGCGCCAACCACGTTTCGATGGACTACGCCGCGCCAGGCTCCAACAGCCAAACCGCAGGGCCAAAGAACCTTTGTGGCCTCATCACCATTGACGGCCCGGACGCCAGCGGCAAAAGCACCCTGGCTGCCCGCATTGCCGAGTTGTTCAGCGGGCAGGTTATTCACCTGACCTGGAGCAAGCAGCTGGAAGCCGTCATGCACGACTACCGCTACCACGCGATTCAATACGCGGCAGCGTTGGCGCATAACTGCGTTGTGGTACTAGAACGGCCTTGGTTGTCGCACCCTGTCTACTCTGAAGTGTACCGCGCTGGCGAGTACAACGCCTCCGACGTGCGTGTCTGGAAAGACCACACTGAAGTTGACTCGCTACTCAACATCATCGCCCTCCCTGCCGATGAAGATCAATGGTTTGCGGGCTACCAACACATGTGCGGCACCCGTGTAGAGCTTCATGGCCCGAATGAGGCCAAAGCCCGCGCCGTGTACGAAGGTTTCCGTGACGCGTTCAGCGGTGCAGCAGGGCCAGAACGCCAACCACAAAACGTCGAAGTGTTTGACATGCAACAATGGGAAATGGCCAGCTTGGACAATCACAGTATCGACGATTACATCCAACAGTACGTCCTCCCAGTTCTCAAGGTTAAGGGGTAAGCCATGACCGAATCGACAATGCAAGAAACCACCGGCCTGTTTTCCAACGGTATGCAGTTCCTGTTCCCACGCACCGAAGACGGCCCGTCAATCTACGCTGTGATGGAAGGCGCCTGGATGTTTGCCGCGCTCATCAAGGGCATTCGCCAGAAAGTGTGGGAATCCAACCCGACTGAGGCCAACCCGGTTGCTACCTGTTGGGCGCGCTTGGGTCTCATCGAAGTTGAAGACCGAGGTATTGACCTCAACCGGGAGCAGGAAGGCCCGCAAGTCTATCTGACCGGCGCGGGTAAGCGCGTTATCGACTGCCAAGCGCTGTTGGAATACGAGTTCAGCATGATGCAGCAACAGCTGGACGGCGCTTTCGAGACGGACCCGGCCAAGTACGTTGCACTGCGCGGCGGGTTGGAAAACTACTCGGTTGCGTTTCTCCCTGATATGCATCAGTGGGTCGCAGAACAGGGCAAGTTGAGTGTGCCAAATCCGTTGAAGTTCTTTGACTATTGCGGCGGTAACGGTGGCTACCTGGCCAGCTTTTTGGCCGCAAATCCGACGGCGCAAGGTTTGCTGTACGACCGTGAGCCAGGGCTTACCAAGGCTTCCGGCGCTGTGCTCGCCCGCATGGGTATCAAAGCCGGTGACGCGTTCAAGGACGACCAGTTCTTTGCCAATCACGCCGGGGCGTATGACGTTGTACTGTTGAGCGAAATCCTGCACTGTAAAGGCCCTGCCGAACGCCAGTTTCTGTTGCAGCGCGCCAAGTCACTGTTGAAGCTAAGTGGTGTTTTGCTGGTCATTGAACAGTACCCGAACCTGCGCCTGGAGTGGCGTATGCATGACATGACTGAGGCGGGGCAGTGCATCAGCGAACAAATGGTTGCAGCCGAGGCGCAAGACGCCGGTTTCATGGCCGTTTCTGGTATACATAGCCTCAGTCACTTTGGCATTCGGTTGGAGCAAGTCTGATATGAACCTCACCCCCATTTCGAAATATTGGGAAGACGTGTACCACGCTAATCTGTTGCAAGCGTTTCTGGCGCCTGACATGGAATTGATTAACCATACGTTCCAACTTCCGGCGCCGCGCCACCCTACCGAGCGCTGCATTGCCAACCCGGCGCGGGGCTTCCGCACGGAATTTTCCGGTGTTATGGCTGAATGGATCATTTCGGGCAAGGTCCATGTGTCGCCGGAAATGCTGGCGCTCAACCCCAACGCCGCCAAGTTCGCCACCATCTTGGACGACGAAAAGTACGGCTACCACGTTACCGCCTACGGCCCGCGCATCAAGTCACAACTGAGCTTTGTTATCAGTGAACTGCAACGCGACCCAGGCAGCCGCCGCGCCAACATCATGATGTTGGGTTCTACTGACCAAATGGTTGCTGAAGCCATGGCGGCGGGCGATACCAAGTGTGAGTACCTTTGCACGTATGCGTATAACTTCCGGCTGCGTAGCGGCAAACTGGACCTTGTCGGGGTTATGCGCTCCAACAACTACACTACAACCGTGTGCCAAGACATCTTTGTCTTTGCCCGGTTGCAGGAACATGTAGCGTTGCAGCTGGGAGTGCCGGTAGGCGACTACTACCACTACGCGGCTTCGGGGCACGTCTTTAAAGGCGAAGAAGCGCGAGCCGCTGAAATCTTGCGCACCTACTGCCAGGCCTATACAAACTCCTGCGGCCCGGCAGCCTGGAACGCTGAATGGGATGCGGCCTGGAAAGCCTTTGTTGCCCGCTGTCTTGAGTTGGGAATTGAGGTGGCGTGATGCAACTTGACCTGTCAGAAGCGCTTGAGCACGCTAACAGGTTCGCAGAGGTTGCGGGGGGTTGCCCCCGCGCCGCTGTTGCGACCTACCTTTACAACGAAGACGGCTACCGCGTGGTGCGGTCGGCCAACGCCCGGTTTGACGGCAAGTGCGACTGCAACGACGGCGCGGACACGCTAACCACGGCAAGCGCTACGTGCTGCGCCATGCATAGCGAAGTTCGGGCGCTGCTCCAGGCTGCAAAGGAGGGCAGCTACCCCTTCTTGCACACGGCTGTGGTTACCCGCCCGCCCTGCATCAAATGTCTGCCGTATCTGTTGGACAGCCCGGTGCAGGTTATCGTCACTGGCGATACGTGGCCCGACCGGGATAGCACTGAAGCAGTCTGGAAGCGTTTTGGTCGAACATGGCTAACGTTGAGCAACAAAAAAGCCCCTTAAGAGGGGCTTTTTCATGGGCTGCATTTTGTTACAGCGGGGCGTCTCCCCATGTCAAAATGGGCAGCGTTACATGCGGGAAGCCAGCCAAGGCGGGCAAGTCGCGCAGCGCCTGCCGGTAGGTCAGCAATACCGCTACTTTGTCGCTTGAGAGTGTGGGCACCCCTCCAGCCCGCTCTTGATCTTGCTGGCGCATCATCATCCAGTCAGTTGTTGCCAGCGCTGCATTGCGGGCGTTGCGCATGTCTAAGCTAAGCGCGGCGTCCAATTCCTCTTGGGTAGGCAGCGGCGGGAGTGGGGTTTCGGTGCGCGCCCGTACATTCCAAACTTTGAGTTCTTCGTTGTACTCGCAAACCTGGGTTGCGGCGTTGAAATCCGGGGGCACTACATCAGTAGAATTTGCCGGGTAGAGCCAGACGCCCGGCTCCAAAGGCGATTCATAAATGTCGCATACACCGGTGTATTCTTTGGTTTCGAAGCTGTAGTTATAGGCAAGCATGGTATTTCCTCTTAATATCGAACACAAGGTAACAGGGCAATGTTCTTGCCACGGGATTCAGTACCGCCAGCGTTCTGAATGGTAATGCCGGTGAAATTCCCAGCCGTACTACTGGACCCGTTCATAGGGCCGTACACGCCGCCCGCTGTGAATGCCGTACCGCTGACAAAGTTGTGTTGGTGGGCGTGCCCTGGGTCATTTACGCCGTGGTTGTGGGAGGCGTTAGCATCTGCCTGATAGCTACCGAATACACGACTTGGGTCAAGACCCGCACCGTTGTCCCAACCGCGTATGTTTTTGCCCCGCACGTCAGGAACGTTAAACGTTGTGGTTCCATCGCCTACGCCAAACGGGGCGATAACGAGTGCCACGCCTACGCCAGTGGCTGTAGCATTGGCCGAAAGGGTGAGGGTGTTGGCGCCGACCGCTGTAACTGTAGCCCCCGCTGGGATGCCAGGGCCGCTAATTGGCATACCCACCCACATAGCCGCTGGACTCGCAACGGCGGTAACTGTAGGGCTGCCGGACGCTGTGGTGCCCACAAGCTGCGCCGTGATTGCAGCAAACAGCGCGGCGTATGCAGCTCTCGATACGGCGTTACCGAGGGCTACCATATAACCGGTTGGAGGCGCCATGGTAGCAAACCATTCGACTTTACCGGTCGGGGGTGCGAAGAGCGTTTGTGCCTGGCTCAACGTTACAAATTGCTGGCTTTGCGTTGCGTTCGGCCCTTGCTTGGCGCCGCCGCTGCTCGACTCAATAATCCAGTTGGCGCCGAGGCGTATCAAGGTCACTATGCCCCCCAGCGCAATTTCGCCACCCTGGAGCGCCGCCCCTGCACCGCCGAGAATAGGGTCACCGTTAAAAGTAGCTGCGCCGGTGTTGGCAGCTATCGCTTTAAACTTAGCTACAACCCCGTCCGCAACGGTGAGCGCGGGCACAAAGGTGGCTGTATGGACGTTAGCACTGCCCGCACCCACTGCATAATTGCGTGCCCCGCGTAGCAAGTCGGCCCAATAGGCGTTAGCGGCCCCAGCGGCTGGAAGCGCTTGGTTGGTGTTGTCTTGGAGCGCTACGTAAATAGTGCCGTTACCCTTGGCGTAGCCAGTAGCAAAGTACGCTGTAGCGGCGTCCCAAACCGGAATGCCCTCTTGGTTAACGTGTTTCAAAAACGCCGAAATCTGTTGCAAGTTGCCGTTGAAATCGTCGTAATCAGGGATTTCTGCAACGTAGCCCAGTGCTTGTTTAGTGGGGTCAACGGGCGTTGCCAACCCCGCGCTGGCCCAAACCGTGTTGACGTTCGGCTTACTTTGGCTAGGCATGTTTTGTATGCTCCTATGGTGTTAGTCAGGAAATAAAGCGGCGGAAAGGGGCGCCAGTGCCCGGCACGCCCGGCGTACCAAAACCACCAACCGGGAACGGGGCGCCGTTAAAGCCGAAAGCAACTTCAGCGTAGTCCCGGATATGGTACGTTACGCCCGTTGTTTGCGGTAGAATGTCTGTACCCGTAAGCAGATATTGTTCGTTTAAGTTCAACTGCCTGCCAAAGCTTATGTAGGCGTGGCCGGGTTTTGGGCGGGCGTTCTCTAAATACACTGGGGTATTCGCACCGAAAATGAGCTTAAGGAACGTTATCAGTTCATCAGGGGTGGAACGTGCGTGGTTCTTAAAGATCTTGGCCCGAATGAACACCCGGTACTCAATATCGTTGAGGCGCTTATTACCGGTAAGAGGCTCGCCCGGCGCCCGAAGCCGCCCGCCCTTCGACGGGTCAAACGGGTCGCCAAAGCTGTGGGCTTGCGGGTGCGGGGCAAAGCCAAAGAACGCAATGCCGCTTGCGTTGATAGTGGTGCGGGGCTGCCCAACGATTTCCCCAATGCGGTCCAGGTTCACGCCCTCCTGCGTATCGATGTTCAGGCGGTCTGCAATGAGTATAAGTAGCGAGTCCAATGTGTTGTGGTCGCAGAGCAGGGCTTGAACATAAGCAATGAGGTTTGCGGACGCCCGGTACTGAGTAGCAATGCTCTTGGCGATTAGGTCCGCCACGTTAAGCGGGGTAATCTCTTTCATGGTCAAACCCCTGTGATAGTGATGCGCGAAACATCAAACACCGAACGCTCCCGCAAGGTGATGGCGGTGTTCGCGACACCGGCAGGCGGTGGGTTGATACGCCCTACGCGCATGTCAATGATGTCCAGGTTGGGCACCGTGTTTACAGGGGTGTAAAGCTCAGTGTAAATAACGGTGTCCCCGGTTCCGAAACCGCGCCCTTCAACCAGGGTGCCATCAGCGTAGGCAACCACGTTGGTCTTAATTGTGGTATCACCATCAGCCGGGTAGCCCGTGCGCTTGTGAAGGCTCAGCGTCATGTACATCGGGACTTCTACGGTGCGCGTAAAAGGCACGGTTTGAAGAATGCCTTGTTTGTCAATAGCAATGCCCGACGTAGTGCCCTGAATGCCAATGCCGTAGGGGAAGTTGTTCCAGATGGTTTGGGCAATTTGGTTGGTGTCGCCCCCGGTCACAATGGCTTCAAAGCTATGCCCCGCCACGCCATTAGCGTCAACGGCGTCGCCCCGGTTCTGAATTACAGTAGCGTCCAACATGCCGGGCAGGTTAGCCAAGTTCCCGATAAGGGAATCAATCATGTTCTGTGAGTTGGTGCCGGTGGAACGCGACCGCCGCAAGCGCAACTCTGCATCAGTCTCACGGTCACGCCCAACAATGCCAATGGACGGGTTGGTGGTGCTGAACCAGTCGGCTTGGGGCGTGACAATGTCCTGGAACACGTTAGTTGCTACTTCAATTGGGCCGTTTACCGTCAACTGGGCCGCAACCGGGGCGTTGCCCGTAACGTCAAAAGTGAACGCCGAAGTGGTGATGGCTGTATAGCTGCCGTCAACTTCCCGAATCAGTTGCCCCGCTGGGATGGTGACGCCGGGCACGCCCACGTTGTTAAGAACCAACAGCGTAGGGCTTTCCTCAAGGCGCTCAATGAAGTTTATTTGCACAAGGTTGGAAAGCGTTGCCCCGGTTGCGTTACTCGGGCTGGTAGCGTTCACCGCGAACTCTGCGATTTGCCAAAGCTGGTCGTCGGATAGCGCCAGAAGCCCGCTGATTTGCCCATCCTGGCTTTGCGGGTCCAGGTTCAAGTCAGGGCCGAGCGCCGTCTTTTGCGCTTCGTTCTTATCGTTGAGGATTTCGTCAAAGCGCTTCCGCTCAAACCCCTCTGCTGTATAGCCTGTCATTATGCTGCCTCCCCGCGTACAGTATTGAGTGTGGCGCCGTTAATCACGCCGTAAGTGGTATCCGCTTCAAAGGCTACCGCCAGTTGCCGGGTTTTGCTGCTGTAGGCCATTGAGAAGTCCAACAGCTTGTCAACGCTAGGCGCCTTGATAACGACGGATTTTAGAATGGCTTCGGTCGCTGGCAGGTTCATAGGTTTGACAAAGATGCGCTGGAAGTACGGCACACCTTTATCAGTCGCCCAACTGCATTCACCGAGGTAAAACAGTAGGCAGCTGCGAACGAATTGCACCGCTTCCGCACCGTCTTTTACCGTGGCAATGCTGCGCCGCGCTACAAAGATGTCGTTGTTGCTGTCGAGGGCTCTTCCTATCATGGCTACACCGGAATGAAGTGAGGGGCGAAATGGTCACCGGCAGACGTAACCGTATTATCAGTGGTTACAGCGCCTTTAAGGTGCGTCAGCAGCTGGACAAGCAACGCCGCCATCAAGGTTGTATCACCGTCTACCGTCAACGCGCCTGTAATTTCGGTCAGCGGCGAATCAAAGGTAATCTTTGTGCCCGCGAACACCTTAACGTCACCAGCTTTCCCGACCCGTAAATACGCTGACTTGTCTTCCATACCAGCGTATAGGCCGCTACCGTCAAACCCTTGAATGGCCCCAGGCTTGGACGTGGGGAACGGCACAAACACCGCGCCGGAAAGGCCGTGAAACTCGGTTTCGCGGGGCGGGGCCTTCTTGCCGGTTTCTTTCCACAAGCTTAGGCTTCGGTCGCTGAACAGGATGATACCTTCGTCACCTGCAGAAACTGGTAGCGTCAAGACAAAGCCACCAGCCTTGAAGAGCCCGACCGGGATACGCGACAAAACCGCAATATTCACTGGGGCTTCTGCCCCCTGGTTATCACGCGCAACCATTTGGATTTGCGGGTCAACTTCAACCCAGCCGTTGGAGAACACTTTCGTAACGCGCCCTACCGTCATGGTGCGCGTGTACATAAGCTCTCGGCGTATGACCTGCTGTGACGCCGTTGTCCTAGTTTCTGGTTTCACGGTTAGTGCCCCATGCTACAATGTCGTAATACCAGTCGATGTCGCGTTTGCTGCCAGACATCCGGATGTCCATAACCTTGTACACCCCGTCAGCGTTGCTGCGAACCTTCCGGAAGTCAACGCCCTGCTGCCCAAGCTGTGCAGAGGCAGCGCGCAGTTCAATTTCCCTGCCGAGCATTATAGCGGGATTCAACAATATGCGGAAGTCTACACCGAGGTCTGTGACCACAGGCACGCCTACAAGGCCGTTCCCAGCCTGGATGATGAAGCGGGGTTGATCCTGAAAGGCTTGGCCGCGTGGTACAGCTAAAATTTCACCTTCTACAATATTCCAGTCAAAGTTATAATCACGGGCGAGTTGGTCCATGATGCGGCGGCTACTACCCGCAACGGTAACGTCTGCCAGACTAGGCGACCAGTCCGGGTTTGTGATAATCTGCCCTTTGATAACGCCCTGGAAGCTGGCAGCCACTTCGTTGATTATCGTTGCGGCGGGGGTGCCTGCTGCATAGGTGCGTGAAAAGGTGCTTTCCTCCCAAGCTGACGTGCTGGACTTCACAATCAGGCCGAATATGCCAGTCGGGCCGTTTTGGTCCTTGTAGTAGTTGGTGATGTTGCCCCGGAACAACAAAGCTTCTGCGCCTACGTAGCCGCCGAACAACTCTACCGACGTGTAGCGTTGGGTGATTTTCTGGATGTTCTCAACACCCAGGTTCATGATTTCGATTCGCCCCCGCGCCGGATAGCCGAGCAAGGTTTTCTGGATATCAAAGCGCACAGTAAGCTCTTCGATTTCCAGAAATTCTTCAGCGTTCGACAGAATGACGCGGCATTGCCGGTTAAACTGGTACATTTATTCCGTCCTCGGGAAAGATCTCCATAAGTACAACACGGCTGCCCAGTCCGGCGTAATCAGCGTCCTCTGTGCTGTCATCAAGTGGGGCCAAGTACAGCCCGGTTGGGATGCGCGGGTCAGCATAGCCCCGGAACAGCTGAACCCCCATAACGGCAGCCTGCCCTGTAGCCAACGCCACCCCGGCCAGCAACAGGTTGATGGTCCAAATGCCCAGCCGGGCGTTGTAAATAAAGGTCAAGGTGTAGCGGGTGTCCTGCAAATCGACGTCAAAGGACGCCGTAGAGCTGGGGGTTATCTTGATAAGGTTCATTCGAAAAAGTTCCTTACAGAGTTTTGAACCGAAGTCACGACATTCGTGATTTTCTGTTTGAGCCCTTCCTTTTTAACCGGTTCTGCCCCTTCTTGCATATCACCAGCTTCCAGGTTTTGCGGCGCTTCCGGACCTCCCGCCGTGAGTAGGGTAACCCGGTTCATGAACTTAAGACGGGCGGTGAAGTTGAGGTGCCCCGCTTTCTCTTGGTCAACCGTTACCTGAATGTCCACAATAGCCATGTTTGGGTACAGGCCCATTCCCGTCTGCACGTCAAAGACTATGCCGTCTTCCCATAGCGCGGTAAGCGCCTGGAACGCTGCGTTGCTGCGCGAAACAGGGGCTACGCTTGGAGTATCGTCAACAATGGAGCGTAAGTAGTTGATAGCCGCTGAAGCTGTGTTGCCCAGCTGCTCCAACGCGGCCAAGAGCCCCATAGGCGTATCGGTTACGATGCCTTGTATCAAGTAGCCCTTGGGCAGCCGAATAATATGGTCTGTCATGTCGGCCTGCTTATCAACAGGGTGGTCTGTTGTTGTGGACGACATAGCGTACTGCTCTACCAGAATAGCGTCCATCTCAATCCCGCCAAATTCGCGGTCGGTGCCAATAAACATGCGGCTGAAAAAGGACATGGACTACCTCACTATTGCGTCGCGGGCTTCGCTGGACATGAGCGTTTGCTGCTCATTTTCCGCGTCACGCATGATGGCTTCAATTTCGGTCTGCCGCAGCCCGTGGAACTCGTTATGGATAACTTTGCTAGGCTGCGATGCGGCTGCCCCTACGCCCGGCACTCCTAACCCTGGCGGTACGATACCTGCCCGGTCGGCCATAACATTTTGGGTGTAGTCGCGGGTTTCCTTGAACGGGATAGATTTGACCCAATCTTGCATGGAGATTTGGCCAGTGCGCGGGTCGCCATTATCCTTGAGCCAGCCGTCAACCGAACCTGGACCGGCGTTGTAGGCTGCAACCGCCAGTTCTTCGCTGCCGTACTTCTGCAGCATTTTGTTCATGTAGGCAGTGCCCAAAATGCGGTTGTATGAAGCGTCATTTAACAGCTTGTCTTTGTCGAACGGGATATTCAGTTCAGCGGCGGTTTCACGGGCGGTTGGCTCCATAAGCTGCGCAAGCCCCATAGCTCCTTTGCTGGAAGTCAGGCCCGTTTTGCCGCCCGACTCCCTTCCTATGACGGCTTCCATCAGTAAGTCACGGCCTGAACGCGCAGGTTTGGCCGTTTTAAAGTCCTCCGGTTGGGGGTTTTTGGACTGCGCATCCATCATGTCAATGAACTGATTGGCTTCATCTTGGCGCCCTTCCTGCCCCGCTAATTGGTTTTTGGCGCTGCGCACACCAAGAAAGGCCAGCGATTTAAGAGTGAAGGCGTCGATTTCGTCAACAAGGTCTTGGGGCAGAGCTTCGCGAATCTGCTCACCTGCCACATAGCCGCCAACACCTACTGCTGCCAATGCCCCGCCCCGCGCAAGCAAGCCCGCCGCTGCCGCTGCACCCCCAAAACCGCCTGTAACAGCGCCTAGCAGTTTTATCAAAGTGCCGAGCGAGGCAATGACGGCCGGAATGGCTACGATTGCCAAGCCGCCTAACACTTTATCCCAGCCGCCGAGTTTCTCAACGGTTTCGTCCAAGATGGGGAAGCCCTTGGTTTGGACCCACTCCAACCCTTCCGAAATAACCTTGAAAAACTTTTCGTAGGTCGGTATCAGGCGTACTGCCAACATGTTTTCCACGCCGTCAAACTTCATGGCGGCGTCGCCCATGGCCGCGTCCAGGTCATGGCTTTTCTTCGTCAGGTCGTCAGTAACGCCGCCAAACTTTTTGAATTCCTCCATGTAATTGCGCAGCTTGGTAATTGGCGTATCAAGCAACTTCGGGTTGATACCCAATTCGCGCAACCCTGATTGGGCCATGGCACGGTCCATGCCTTGCGCGGTTTCGATGATCTTGTCCAGCGCATCAGTGACGTCAACACTGCCGTCGGCGATACCTTTAAAATCTACCCCCAGTTCCTGGAACGCTCGAAACGGGCCGGTGCCGTTGCGCATGGCTTCTTGGCTGGCAGTCTTCAGCCCTTGTAGGGTGTTAACCACTTCGTCGCCCGCAACGCCCGCCCGTTCAGCCGCGTACCGCCATTTGCCCAGCGATTGGGCGTTGGTGTCCATAACCTTAGCGGTGTTATCAGAGTTGCGAGCTACCGCGGCTTGCTGGTTTGTCATGGCAAACAGTGCGGCAGTAGCTGCCGCCGCCGCCGCGCTCAACGCCATGAAGGCAGACGATATTTGCTGTGTCTGCTTCTTGAAGCGTTCGCCGTCTTCGCCTTCGAACTGGAAACCCAGCCCGACGATGAATTCCTCTACGAAGTTAGAAGCCATGTAAATTTGCCCCTTGTTGTGCTATGCGGTCATGGGCGTTCAGCGCTTCCTTGAGGTCTAGGAATTCGTGAAAGTCCAGCAAATCGTCCAGGTTGTAGGTTCCGTCCTGCAACTCCCTCAAGGTGCAGCACCCGGCGTTTATTGGGCGCCAGAGGAAGGGGTTGAGGTTTGGGGCGGTGGCTGCTGCGATGCTAACTCGCTTAGCATCACTCGCCTGAACTTGTCCAGTAACCCGTCCAGACCGCCAGCGCCGAAAAAACTGGAGAAGTTTACCCCCATGACCCAAAAGAACACCTTGTAAATGTCGGCCAGATACTCGCCAGTGAAATGTTCATTGATGCTGATGCGCTCGCCATCGACCTTGGCAGTGCATACCAAGTCGCGAATGAGGCCGAAAACCTCTTCTTCGGTTGCGTTGGCAAACAGCGCAGAAACAGCACCTGCCATGGCAGCGGTGCGCCCGGCGCCATCAGGGCTGGCTTTGCTGTCGAGGGCGGGAGCCAGGGCGCCGATTGCCCCGCCGAGAATTTTGGTGAGGCGCAATTGCAGCAGGACGGCCTTTTCTGGCGCTATCTGCACAACGTAGTAGTGGCGCCCGTTGATGGTTTTGGTTTCTTCTTGGCAAGCCATTGTAAATTCCTAAATTCGGTAAGGCAGCCCAATTGCTCGGGCTGCCGAAGGGGTTAAACTTCCTGACCGCCTGCAAGCACGAAGTCCATACGCTCTACCACAATGCTCCAAGACTGGGAGCCGGTGGCGGTGCCGCGCTGGACATCAGCAGGCTTGCGCAGATAGCCTCGGTTGCCGGTAATGAGGTCGCCGCCCAGGTTGTCTTTGAAGAGCACCGGAATGGGTACGAACAACCCGTTTTCGGCTGCTGCCATGGCCAAACTCAGGCGCTGGTTATCGCCACTGGTCTGCATCAACTTGAAGACGATTTCGCCTACCTTGCTGGCGCGGACCCATACTGCCATTTCGCCCTTGTTGCCGACTTGGTGACCCATGCTGTCTTCCAACCGGCGCATAACGATGGAGTCGTCCGACTCATCGAAACCGGTGATTTCCAGCCCCGCTACGATCAATGTCGTTTCTTTGAAACTGTAGAGGCGCATAGCCTACTCCTTAACGTTGGAAGGTGCCGACAATCGAAATACCGTGGATAGCCCCGGCGCCGATGCAATCGAAGGTGATAGGTGGCCCGATACGCGCCTCTTTATCAGACTGGTTATGGTCCTTGACTTTGACCGCCTCAGTCCGGTAGCCTTTCTGCAAGTACGTACCATCAGGGAGGTAGCCCGGCGCCAACAGGCCGTTATTGACACCCTGGTCCAAGCCTTCTTCAACCTTGCCCTGCAACGAAGCAACACCGGGGTCGGTCATAGCGGTTTTGGTTTGGTCGGTGTACAACTTGCCGAACACGTTGGTTTCGATTGCGTTCTGCAGCCAGAAAATGCCGTGAACTTCGTCGAAGAAACGCCCGCCGAACACGAAACCTTCACCGAACATTGGGTTGCCGCCGACGTTGTAGTAGGCGTTCATGTGAATCTTGTCCAGCGAGGCCTTTTCACTGGCTTTCAAGTCCACTTCCGGCAAGATGCCCGGCAGGATTTTGAACTTTAGGGTGATGGTAGAGTTAGCCACGTTGAAGTTGACGATGAACGCCCGCGCCATTGCAGAAACCGCCGCGTAACCGTCCGGCGTGTGGTTGAACACCCCCATGGTGTGGTCATAGGTCGCTTGATCCATCTGGTAACCCAGGCTGGAATCGTTCAGCGGGTCCAGGTTGGTGCGGTCGTCGGAATCGTAAGCGAACATCTTCACGCGGGCCTGCGCCCATGCGGCGGCGTCCAGGTTTTGCGGGTCGTCGCGCATTTCCTTGGTGAACGCAAAGCCGAACCAGTCCTGATTTGCGTCCTGCGCGGCGGTCAAGGCGTCTACCAGCGTTTCGGTATCATGCCCGTCGTCAGGGCGGGCGCCGGTCGCAGCCGTCCAGTTGAGGAAAGCGCCGCTGATGTCAACGCCGCTTGCCGCTACCGCTGCGTAGCCAATGGTCGATGTTGCCCCGGTCACGCCGCTGGTAAGGTAGAAGCGGCTGTCTTTGTACTGCACCGTAGCCGACGCGAACGCCGAGCTGACATCAGCAGCACGAATTGCCGTCTGCAAGATAGCCGCTACGCCGGGCAGGTTGGTAGCCGCTGCGAAGCTGATGGCCAACACGTCTTTGGTGACTGCGCCAATCGTCAGTTTTAGGGAGCCGGTCGTTACCGCTGTCCAGTTAGCCAAAACCCGTTCAGAATTGGAGCCGCCACGCAACTGCGCACCGATTGGTGCTGCAACCCGGCGCGAAATGACAATCTGGCGCGGGCGTGGGTTCTGGCCGTAGTAAACTTGAGCGGCCAAAAACTCTTCGGTGTTGGTGGCAAAATCGGCGCCAACACCAAGGATGCTGTTGTAAATGCGGCTACGTTCCAGCGCGCCAATAACTGGCGAAGGCCCGATGATGTTGATTGTCCCGAAGCCCTGGCGGCTTGGGAACGTTGGAGCGGTGCCAATGGTGACATTGACCACGCTAGATACAGGAATATCGCCCATTACGGTTTCCTCACTTCGATTATTGCATCAGTTGGGGTGAACATGCCACGGTAGCGGGCATTGATGTCGATGCTTTCAATAGAGAGCACAACTTCTTCGATGGTCTGTACCGCCGCGTAAAACACGTCGAAACCAAAACGGGGTTCAGCAGCGGCGTTAACCCCCGGCGCTGTGAGGTCGCGTACTTCACTGACCGAAGTCAGTGCCAGCCCGAAACCCAAAAGCTCTTGGCGTGCTGCCGAACTGTGAACCTTAATGCGCAATTCCTCAGCCCGGTCGGCCGCCGTTTGTGTGCCGTCGCGCACTGCGTCAACAGTAAACATGACCTGGCGTAAAGTGCTCAACTGCTCCAGTACGTCAAGCCCGCCAAGTTCGTTCTTGTAGCGAATTTCCAGCTGGCCTATTGGGCTGTTGCGCGGCACCTGGACAACGACGAACTGCCCTTGCATCTTCGGGCCGTCCTGAAACGACAGCACGGCGTCATCCCCGATGTATCGGGCTAACGCTTTCGCTAGTGTCTTGGCCGGTGTCATGGGGTCGCCTTCTTGGTCTTCTGGATTTGGTAGCTGTTGTGCCGGGTGCCGTTGCCCCACTTAAGTTCCTGGATAACACACCAGTCAAACCCCAAGTGGTTGACAATAATATCGCCTATAATCCCCAGCTTGTCGTCAGCTGCAAACAATACGTCGTCACAATTTACCATGCGGTAATCGTCGCGGCGTTGGCCTTCGCGTAGGAATTGGGTTTCAGCCTTACCCAGCGGGCGACTGCTAGCAAAAATAGGGCGCGGCGGGAGCGGGGTGTTTACCCATTCGTGGTCAACAAGGGCCGAACTGCTACTGACCACGTTCAGGGTGCTTTTCTTGTTGCGTAGTAGGCGACTGCTGCGAATGGTCATTTCTTCGTTTCCTCATATATCACGTAGCGAACCGAGGCACGCATATGGCCAGTCAGGTTAAGCGGTTTAGTCTTCCCTTTTGAAAGCTTCCACGCCGCATATGCACCCTGGTTCGGCTCCCATTCCCCTTCGTCAATGCTTGCCTTGATGTCGCGCTCCATCTGCAGGCCGAGCAACGAAAAATGGTTCAAGGGGTTCTGGCCGGTTTCGATACAGCGCTTTACGATACGCCGCGCCATGTCAATCCACTTATCCCGGTTGTTGTGAGCCCCGGTGCGCAGCCAAGGCCGGGCGGGTACAACGCCGTCCTCCGACCCGAATTCGTTCCAGAACCCTACCATAATGACGCTAACGCCATTGGGGTAGGGCATGGAATTCTTAGGCAACCCCACCGCGATTTTGGGCATCTTGTCGAAAACCTTGGTTTTGGTTTCCTCAATGCGCTTCTTAACTTCCGCGAAGTCGGGGCGCCCGCGTCTAACCTTGAGCAGCGGCTTGAGCATTAGCGTAGCCAGCCAAAAGGCCCGCGACGACCGCCGCCGCGTGGGATTTGGAATTGAATCTGGCCAGTGTTGGTAACGCCCGGTACAGAAACATCCCGCATAGCCAGGTATACTTGGCCGTAAGACGACAAGGCAAGCCAACCGTCCAACCCGCCCTTAGCCACTGCATCACTGGTGACAAACGACTGGCTGCTATCACCCTCGGACTCGCTGGCCAACAGCCGAATAGCTTCACCGGCACCCGGAACAGGCGTACCGCCGTCTGCGTAGCCTTCTTCAAATGGACGCCCCAGCCAAAGGTAGTGCGCCGACAGGTAAGCTTGTGCTTTTGGCCCTCGTGCTTCAAACAGGTCAAAGTTAACCTCGTTTGCCGAATCAACAATGTACATGTTAATTACAGAGTCGGGATACGCAGTGGTATCCCGAAACTCGGCAAAACGGGTACGAAATTCCGTAGCCGTTATGTTGTCCATGGGTTAGATGTCCAATTTGCTATCAGCGGCAGCCTTTTCAGCGGCTTTCTGTTCAGCTTTGGTCACTGGCTCGCCGGTTTCAGCGTTGACGTTTGGGTCTTTCGACACAACGTCAGTGCGGACGGCAGCGGCGGCAGCGGCAGGGGTTGGCATGGTGCTGGTAGCTGCATCACGCGCCGCTTGCTCTTGTTCCGCTTCAACGTCTTCACGGCGTTTCTTGGCGCCGACAATGAGCGCGCCCTCATCCACGAGAACCTGATTGTGCTTGTTTTCCATCAGGACTTTCAGGGTCGCGTCATCGACGATGTTGAACCCAGGGTTGAGCACGACGTGAACGATACCGCTGGCATCACGCCCGCGCAGATCCAGTTGACGTGCCAGTTTGTTGATAATGCCAGCCATGGTTAAATCCTCTTGCGGAAAGTACGAAATTAGTGACCCGCCTTTCAGCGGGCCGAAGCGCCAGGCTTAAATGCCGTAGGCGAAACGAACAGAGAGCGGCTTGTAGATAATCACGCCGCCAGTCTTGGCCCAAGCCGGGACTTCAAAGGTAAGCCCGATTTCTTGTGCTGGCAGGAATTGCAGTTCCAGCGGAACTTCCATGGTCAGCTTGTCCGGGTCGGCGGTGTAAATCGCCATCATGTCGGCGCCGCCAGTGCCCGCACCGGCCATTTCGTTCACTGCCATGATGTCTTCCATGGAAGTGAGGAAAGGGCTGTTCTGCACAAGGTACTGTGCAATGGTGGTGTCCGAATTGTCCGAACGCGGGGTGGTGGTGATGTAGTTCCACTGCAGAACCGGAATCATCAGGCGGTCAGCGCGTTCTTTCTTCAGCGTTACAGCGTACATGGTGCCGAAGAGGTTGTTGACGTCCTGCAGAATTTCCTTAGGCGTCTTGGACGCCCAGGTGGTGCCGCCGCCAACGCCCGGTGCCACTGCGCCGGTAGGGATGTTGGGGTTGGTCAGGAAGCCCGGCAGACCGGTTGCCGCATCACCGTACCATGCGATGTTATCGATGGTTTCTTCGGAACCGCGCTGTACAGCGTTAACGCGGCGTTGCTCCAGGTTTTTGCCCACTGCTTCTGCCGTGATAACTTCATCGACGGTGTAGGCAAAGCTCAGGCCGATGGCACGCACCGGGCTGGAGATTTGTTCGCCAGTGATGTCGGCGCGTGGCAGGTCTTTGGCGTAGCTGCTGATAATCTGCGCCATACCAACGCGGTCGTACTGGGTGAAGGTGATAACCTGTGCATAGGCACCGGCTTCGCTGGACACCGGGAACAACTGGCGCGCCATCAGGTCTTGATAGGCGATGTCGTAGGACTTAGCCTTGACAAACTCCAGTTCCCGGCGGAAGAAGATGGACGAAGCCGCGTCCAAGTTTTTGAACTGTTCCATATTGACTACTCGCTCTTTAAAAGGGTTGTTAGGGTCGGTTAGACGGTGATGATGTCAACGCGCACGAGAACCAGCGCGCCAACAGCACCGCCAATCTCGAAACGGCAACCCGGAACAGCCAACGCGCCTGCTGCTGCAGAGTTGACCACCTTGCCCGTTGCGTCGGCGTAAACTTGAGTGCCGTCACCCACTGCTGCGCCACCTTCGTTCACGCACCACACGTAGCCCTCACGCATGACCGGAACAGTCTCTTGCGGGCCGAACGCGTCAACAAAGTTGTTGATCGAGTAGATGCTCATCAGCGAGCGGGTGGCGAAGCCGATAACTTTTACGTTACCGACGATAGCGGTACGGGCCTTGCTGCCCTGGACAACCGCGTAGCCGAAGGGAATAACGCCCTCAGCAATGGCGCTGGTCAAGTCGGCAGTGCCGAAATCCCACAGAATAAGGCCGGGGGTGCCTTTCTTCATGCGTTTGGTGTAAGTTGTTTGTACGCCCATGATGCGAACTCCAGAAATGTAGGAAAGTTAAACCGGGCTTATTTGCGCTGCGACGGTTTGAGGTGGGCCGACTGGCGGCGGGCAATGGCGGCGTCCCGCGCCTTGTTTGCATCAGGGATGCTTTCGTCCTTGGCGTCCAAGTTCTTCACCGAATCCGCCAGCGCTTTGTCCAGGCCGCGCCGTGGGATTGGTTCTGCCGCTGTTACTGCCAGCGCGTCGAAGCGGGCCGAAACGTAGTCGGCGCTGTCAAGGTTCTTGACTGGCAGGTCGGGGCATTTGGCCTTGACAACTTCCAGGCGGATGTCAGCGTTGGTCTTACCCTTGTGGTCCAGGTTCGGGATGAACTTGCGCGCATGGTCCAGAACTTCCATACGCTCATCGAGCATGGCGTCCATGGTATCAGGGGCGGTTGCAACTTCCAGCTGTGCGGTCAGGCCGACAACTTGAGCGGTTGCGGCGTCGGCTTCGGTTTGCGCAGCTACAACAGCTACTTGAGCCTCGGCAGCGCTGTTGGCTACCTTGGCCAGCAGTTCGTTCAGCTGCGCTTGCAGGGCGGCAATGACTTGCGCCAGTTGTTCAGTGGCTTCATAAGTGACGCCATTAACGGTTACAGTGCCCATTTTTGGGGCCTCCTTAGGGATTAAGTCCGCAGAATCGGACACTTTGCAAATTGCGCCACAGCGGCCTTCCGCTACAACGGCAACATGATTGGGGCGTAAGGCCAGTTGTTCACAGTCGTAGGGTTCCCCGGTAGGGGAGACGCCCGGTTTGAAGTCGTAGCCGCTGTAGTAGCCACAAGACAGTTCCGTCTTGCCGTTGTCGATGTCGGTAATGGTCTTGGAATCAGTGACCATCAAGTCGGCACGCAGTACCGGCCCGACCATATGCGGCATACCGACAACTGAACCCCGCTGAAACTTTGGGGTGTTGGCGGTGTTGAAGAACTCGCCGCCCGGTGGGTGGTCGTTCGCAGCGGGCGAGCCGTACCACTTCGGCGCCGACTCAGCCAGGGTGGCTTCCGAGCGGTAAACGCGGATAACGTCGTTAGGGTCGCGGTCA